ATGGCCGACGCCGAGTTGCGGATCGAGGAGCTCGAGCTCGAGCGCAGTGGGGTCAGCGAGAGCATCAAGCACCAGCGGGAGCTACGCCGCAAGCTCGCCGGCGTGATCGACAGCGGCACCGAGAAGCGCGACGTGCGGTGCGCGTGGATCGAGGACTTCGCGCAGAACTGCTTTCACCTCGTGCGGCAAGACACCGGCGAGGTGATCGACACGCGGGCCATGACCGCGGGCGATCGGCAAGAGGCGCTGTTCGACGGCGAGCCCAAGCAGCCCGCCGGCGAGGAGACGGTCGACCTCGACGACGAGGAGCCGGCCGACGAGGACGACCAGGACGAGGACAACCAGGACGACGAGCTCGGGGGCGAGGACGAGGAGGCGCTCGAGGATGAGGGAGACGACGAGGGTGGGGACGTGCCCGGGACGGAGGTGCCCGGGACGGAGTCGGTGAAGACGAGGACGCGCGGACGTCAACCGCAGCCGGCGGCGTAGGGGGCAACGTGGCGCTGGGCGGGCACGACAACCTGGACGAGTTCTGGCCGACGCGCTGGATCGAACAGTTCGAGGCCACCCTCGCGCGGTATTGCATCCCGCCTGATGGCCTCGAGGACCAACTCGCTTGGACCTTGGCGAGGCGAACAGCAGGGTGCGCGGCCACGGGCGCTTTATACGAGCAGATCAGACGCATTCTCGCTCGCTGCGAATCGCCCATTGAACGCGCGTTCCTGGCTGCGGCGATGATCGAGTGGGGCTGCAGCCAGCGTGAGCTGTGCGTTTGGTGCGGACGCCAGCCTGAGTGTTGGCACCACCTTGCTCGGTTCCTGTTGTTTCCGCCGGCGGTGGCTACGTCATGCGCATTCGACTTGAGACCGCCATACAAGCGCGTCCCGCGAATCGTCGTGTATCCACAACTGTCCATTGGTCCGTATCGCGCCGATTTCCTGCTGGTGTGGCAACCGGGCGTGCTCGATGCATGGCCTCATTTTCACCGAACCATGGTCGTGGAGTGCGACGGGCACGAGTTCCACGAGAAGAGCAAGGAGCAGGCGACCGCGGACAAGGCACGTGACCGCTACATGCAAGCTCGTGGGCACCTCGTGTTTCGGTTCAGCGGTTCCGACATCTGGCGCGACGCGATCGCATGCGCTCGGGAGACGCTCTCCGTGCTCACGAAGGAGCGCGCATGAGCTGGTTTCGCGTCGAGGACTCCGTCTACGACCACCCGAAGATGGTCGCGTTGGACGACGGCCCGTGCCGCGGCGATGCGATCGCTCTTTGGGTGCTCTCCGGGTCCTGGGTGCGGAGGTGGAACCTCGAGGGATTCATCCCGCACGCGCAGGTCAAGCGCTTCGCGTTCAAGCCGAAGGCCGCCGAGGAGCTGGTGCGCGTTGGATTGTGGGAGGACGCTCCCGACGGCTACCGCTTCCACGATTGGCTAGACCGGAACCCCACCCGAGCCAAGGAGGAGGATGGCCGGGCCAAGACCAACGCCCGGGTCAAGGCTCACCGGAAACGGCGCAGTAACGCTCGTGTAACGCCGTTACACATGGCGCGTGTAACGCATGGTGAAACGCCACCTGTAACGCGTGATGTAACGGGGCCTGTAACGGCGTTACATGCAGGGGATGTAACGCTTGATGTAACGCCTCGCGTCGGATCTCAAGGATCCGATCAAGATCTTCTTCTCAGATCTTCTGCTTCTCAGGGAGATCCTGCTGAAATTGCAGAGGTAGTTGCTGTTTCTGATCGCGCGCGAACAGCCACCACCACCACCGCCAAGAGGACCTCACAAAAGCTCACAACGGACCGAGAAGAAGCCGCCGAGGTCGTCCGAGCCAACGGCAAGCTGACCAGCAAGGCCGTTGCCGCCGAGTGGCACCGCGTCGGCAAAGCGGCGTGGCAGGCGCTCGGTTGCAAGGGCGTGCTGTTCCAGCCGCTCGAGCACCATCGTCGGCACTTCGAGGCCATCGTGGCCGCGCTTGGCCAGCTCAGCGAGCCGCATGCGTCACTTCGCGACCTGCTCGAGTACTTCTGGAACGCGCCGCACGGGCCGGTTCGAAGCGGTCGCGTTCCGAACCCGACGCCGCAGCTTCTCGTCGAGGGCATGACACGCGATCTCGTTGAAGCGCTCGCGTGGAAGAGCGGCAGCGGTGTTGCACGTGCAACTGGCAACGGCTCGAGCACCGCGTTGCGCCCTGAGCACCAACCGTATCCCGCGCTCGAGGAGATCCCGAAGTGAGCATGCAACTGCACTTTCCGCACGACGATCAGGCAGAGCGCGCAGTGCTCGGCGCGGTGCTGCTCGACGCGCGTGAGTGCTGGCCGATTGCCAGTGAGCTGCTCCATCCGAGCGACTTCTACGCGCCACGTCACGCCGAGATCTGGCGCGCGATGGGAGCGCTCGCGAAGTCGGGCGGCGCAATCGATCTCGTGCTGCTCCGATCGCAGCTGCTCATGGTCGACAAGCTCGAGGCCGCCGGCGACGACGAGTACCTCATCGCGCTCACCGACACGATCCCGACGACGACGCACACCGCGCAGATGGCCAAGCGCGTTCACGATCTTGCGAGCGTGCGCGAAGTCATGCGCCAGGCGCTGCGAATCGCGGAAGAGGGCACCGAGCCCATGAGCGACGTCGCGGACTATCTCGATCGCGCGGGTTCGGCGCTCGCCGGCATCGCTGAACGACGCTGCAGCGACATGCGCGTCACGACGCTCTCCGACGCGCTCGACGCGAGCTACACTGCGCTTGCTCAACGGCAAGAACGCGGGCAATCGCTCCTTGGGCACTCGTGCGGCATGCCGGTGCTCGATCACGCGATCGGGGGCTTCGTGCCGGGCGATCTGATCGTGATCGCTGGCCGGCCCGGCATGGGCAAGACGGCGCTGGCGAACGCGATCAAGCTCGGCATCGCGCAGAGCACCAAGCAGCCCGTGCTGTCGCTCGAGCTCGAAATGACGGGCGAGCAGTTGACGCACCGGCTGCTCGCTTCCGAGGGCAGCATCAACCTGCGGCGCATCCGCGCGGCGCAGCTATCCGCCGACGAACTGCGGCATCTGGCGATCACCGCCGACGAGCTCTCACGGCTGCCGGTGTACTTCATCGAGCGGCGCGACACGCGCATCAGCGAGCTCCGGCGCGAAGCCAAGCGCCTTGCACGCGAGAAGGGCCGGCTTGGACTCGTGCTGGTGGACTACCTGCAGATCGCCCGCGCAGAGGGCAGGGCGCAGCAACGCGAGCGCGAGGTCGCCGAGATCAGCGGCGCGCTCAAGAGCCTTGCCGGCGAGCTGCAGTGCCCGGTCGTGGCGCTCTCGCAGCTCAACCGCGGGATCGAGTCGCGCTCGGGCCAGGACCGCCGTCCACGGCTCAGCGACCTGCGTGAGTCGGGGGCGATCGAGCAGGACGCCGACACCGTGCTCTTCATCCACCGCGAGGAAGTGTACGACCCGAACACCGAGAAGAAGGGCATCGCGGAGATCGTGATCGCGAAGCAACGCAGCGGTCCGCTCGGGACTGTCTGCATGGTTTGGCAGAGCGCGTTCACACGCTTCGAGCCGCTCGCTGAGTGCGAGCGCCAGCCCACGCAGGAGTCGTTTGGCTACGACGACGAGCAACCACGCAGCAACGGGAGAACCCACGAATGAACCCCGAAGCAGCCCGCGAAGTCTTCATCCTGCAGAAAGGGCAGTTGCCGCAACTGTACATGCACGCGGCCATCGCGGAGCTCACCGCGGCCGGCGAGAGCGCGCTCGCCGCCGAGCTCGAGCAGCTGCGCGTGCGATGGAGCACCGCTGTCCGGCGTCGAGCTGCGATCAGCCGGTCGCGCCGGCAGCGCCTCCAGCACGTCATGCTGCGGCTCGGCACCGCGGTGGGGCTGTCGCCGCTCGAGCAAGCCAAAGCTTCCGTGCGGGGCCTGCGAGAGGAGGCCGAGCGTGCCTAGGGCCAAGCCATGCGAACACAGCCGCGCGGTGGTGGCGGCGTCGGATGCTCGCGTCTGGGGCGAAGCCGGCGAGCCGCGCGGCACCGTGCGCTGGTGCTCTCATTGCGGCTCGGTGAAGCCCGCCGGCGAGCGTTGGTACCAGCCGCGCTCGGCGGCGACGGCCGAGAAGCTGTGGCGCAACGCCAACGGGCCAAGGGAGGTGCGGCGTGCCAGCTGAGCCCGAGTGGTGCCTCGAGTGCGATCGCGACCTGGAGGTCGACGAGGCGGGCGGGCGCTGGGCGTGTCGAGCGTGCGGGCGCTGGGGAACATACACGATTGCGCCCAATGGCTGGCGTGTGCGGATGGTGCGATCGGCAAAGGCACGCGGGCTCGCCGCGCATCCCCGAGTGCAGGCGCAAGCATGACGCCGCTCGAGCACATCTTCACGGCGCTGTTTCCCTTCTGCGGCATTGGCGGTGGTGCGCTCGGGTTCCAGCAGGCCGAGGCGCGTCTGCTCAGGCGATGCGGGAGGTTTCGCTCGCTTGGTGGCATCGACTGCGATCCCCTCGCGGCGCAGGACTTCGAGCGGTTGACGAAGTCCCCATGCCTCGTCGCCGACATAGCCGAGATGACCGCCTGCGACCTCGTGCGCTTCTGCCCCGTCTCGCCCGACTGCGTGTTTCTGTCGCCGCCTTGCAAGGGATTCAGTGGGCTGCTTGGCAGCGCCGCCGCTCGCGCGCCGCGATATCGCGCGCTGAACAGGCTCGTGCTGCACTGGACACAGATCATGCTCGAGGCGTGGCGCAACCGCTTGCCCGGCCTGGTGCTGATCGAGAACGTGCCGCGGATCGCGTCGCGAGGCCGGCACTTACTGCGTAAGGTACGCAAGCTGCTGCGCCAAGCCGGGTACGTGTTCCATGAGCAGTCTCACGACTGCGGCGAGCTCGGCGGCCTCGCGCAACGGCGGCGGCGGTTTCTGTTGGTTGGTCGACTCCCGTCCCGAATATCACCGCTGCTGTACCAGCCCCCCAAGCGCCGGGTGCGCGCGTGCGGCGAGGTTCTCGAGAGCCTGCCGATGCCGAACGATCCCGCCGGCGGCCCGCTGCACGTCATGCCAAGAATCTCTTGGCTCAACTGGGTGCGGCTTGCGCTCATTCCTGCTGGCGGCGACTGGCGTGATCTGCCTGGTGTGCTCGGCGATCTGGAACGGCGCGCGGTCCACAAGCGCCACGCTGTCGAGGACTGGGCAACACCCACCGGCGCCGTTGCAGGCAGCGGCAGCAATGGCGTCGAGAACGTCGCCGACCCGCGCATCGTGCCGCAGCGCGAGAATAAGAGCGCTCACTGGAACAAGTACAGCGTCGGCGCATGGGACGAGCCAAGCGCTACGGTGATCGGAGCGAGCCGGCCAGGCTCGGGCGCGCCAGCGGTTGCCGATCCGCGCGTCGGGTACCGCGACACGTTCGGGGGTGGTGCGCTCGGTGTGAAACCGTGGAACGAGCCACTCGGCACGGTGACGGGGAACTCGGTGCCGTCTGGCGGCACGTTCGCTGTCGCCGATCCCCGTGTGCGCGTCGCCTACGACCACGGCTATCGCATCCTGCGCTGGGACGAGCCGAGCTTTGTGGTGCACGGCAAAGCGCATCCTGGCACCGGGGCCTACTCCGTCGCCGACGTTCGCGTGCCGAGTGAATCGCGCACCGGTGCCTACGGCGTGATCGCTTGGACTGAAGCCGCGAAAACCGTGACTGGCGTTGCCGGGATCGACAACGGCGCATGGGCAGTCGCCGATCCTCGACTGCCCGACGCTCGTCCCGTCATGGTGATCGAGGACATCCGCAAGCCACCGCCGCTGGTGCCGGTGATCATCGCTGCCGACGGCACCTGGCACCGCCCGCTCACAACGCTCGAGTTGGCCGCATTGCAGGGCTTTCCCACCGAGGTCGACGGTAAGCCACTGGAACTGGCCGGCAAGTCCTCGACGGCGTGGCGCGAGCGAATCGGCAACGCCGTGCCGCCACCGGCCGCGCGCGCGATCGCCGAGCAGATGCTGATCGCCCTCATCGAGGAGGCCGAGTCCACCATGCTCATGCGCGCCGATGGCGCGGTGTGGGTGACGCCCGAAGCCGAGGTGCCGCGATGAAGCAAGCCGCCGCCCTCGACCTGTTCGACGAGCCGCCGCCAGCGAAGTGGGTTCCGCCGCTGCTCGGCGAGTGCGTGCTCGGGATCGATCCCAGCCTCACCGGCTTTGCCAGCTGCCTGCACGCACCTGGGCGTGAGTTGTACGAAGGGTGGTGGCCGAGCAAGCCAGCGGACACGGTGCGCGAGCGCATTGCGCGCTACGAGCAGTTGATCCGCGGCACACTCGAGGTGTCGCGCGCCGCGAAGCCGAGCCTTGTGCTGATCGAGGGCTACGCCTTCGAACCGCCCGGCAAGCAACGTGGCCACCACGACCGGGCCGAGCTCGGCGGGGTGCTGCGCTGGCGGCTGTGCGAGCTGTTGCCCCATGCATCAATCATCGAAGTCGCACCGAGCTCGCTCAAAAAGTTCACCACCGGCGACGGCAAGGCGCCCAAGCCGTTCATGGTGAGCGAGCTCGCGCGCAAGCATCAGCGCCGCTTCACGAGCGACGACCAGGCCGACGCGTTCGCGCTTGTGCAGCTCGGCCTCGCGCTGACGGGCCAGCTGCCGCCACCGAGCACCAAGGCCGAGCGGTTGTACCTCGACAAGCTGCGGCAGAGCTACGGGCTGAAAGGGAACACGTCGTGACGAGCGCGTTGCAGAACAGAAAGGCCCAGTCATGACGCCCGCTGAATCCGAGGCGCTGCGACACGCACAGCAGCTCGAGGACTGGCGCACCCATGGACGCCTCCGCGCTGAGCTATGGGCGCGCGCGTACGCGGCCGAGTTCACGGGGCTGCGCACCAACGGCGAGGTGCGCGACCATCAGGATGCCGACCATGCGCGCCAAGTCGCACGCACTGTCGCCGACGCGGCGGCTCGGGACTTCGACGACTACTGCCGCCGGGAGCATCTGTTGCCATGACCCTCGCCGGCGCACTCGGAAACGCGATGCTCGTCACCCTGGCCCTGACGCTCGCGTCGTGTCGCGCCGCCGCACCGCCCCATGTCGACTGGCCCAAGGTCGTGCGTGGCGCCGCCGCGCTCAACGTCCTGGCGCAGTCGCACGGCCAGACGATCATCGTGTGCCTGGTGGGCGACGCGCCCAAGGCCGTGCTGATGGACGCACCAAGCGGTGCTCAAAAGCCAAGCGGTGCTGTGCAGGACGGTGCGCCATGACGCCTCGCTCCATGATTCATTCCGCATCGTCGCGACCGGCGTGGCTTGCGCGGCCGAAGGTCGGTCTCGCGCACGCGTTCGAGCTGCACGTCCAAGCGAGCTGCTGCGGTAAGGCACTGCGCGGGCCGGGGCGGAGTTGGGAGCCGGCGACCGGTGCGCGCACGCGCTGCAGCAGCTGCGAGGCGATCGTGTACGTGCTCAAGCACGCGGCGGGGGAGCAATGACCGAGCGCGACGACCTGCGCACAGCGCACGAAGAACTCGCGCAAGCGGCCAGCGAGGCGTGCAGCCCGGCCGAGAACCACATCATCGATGCGCTGCTGGCCCTGCTCGTCTACGTGGCTCGACTCCCTCCGCCGCCCGAGCCCAAGAGCGACGACAACCGCGAGAGCATCCGCAGCCACTCCAAGACGATCGCCGCGCGTCACAGCATCGACGTGACCGCGCTGCTCATTCGCATGGAGCTGGCGATAGGTAGCAGTCCGCCGGTCGCGCTCGAACTCACGAACAACGAGACGCGCTTCCTGATCGACCTCATCACCGCGCTGGGGATTGTATGACCCGCTACACTGCCAGCCATCTCGCCGAAGCGCAGCGGCTCGCGCCGATGCTGAACCCCAAGGCGCAGGAGCGCATCGCCCAAGCGCTGCACGCCCGTGAGCTGCGCGGCCGGATGACGTTCGTGCAGGAGCTGCTCGAGGCCCCCGACGTCGCTGACCGTGATGCTGTCATCCGGCGCTGTCAGCGCGAGCAGGAGCGGAGCCCATGAGCAATCGCATCACGGCGGACGTCGCGCCCGCCTCAGCAAAGGAGTCCAGTCATGGTCCCAGATCCCAAGTCGTCACCACCAGTGCCCGAGCCAGTGCCAGTGCCCTTACCGGCGGGCGAGCCATTTGCGCCCGGCCCAATCGTACCCGAGCCGGCGCCGCCCAAGCCCAAGCCGCAGCCGAAAGCGCCCGAGCCGCAGCCGAGAGCACCCAAGCGACCGAGCACTGGCCGTTCGGAGCGCTGACCGCGTACGTTCCCAGCCGCGATGAGCGCAGCTCCCCGGGGTGTGGTGCCACAGGAGATCTGTGGCCGGGGCATGCGATCCTCGGGAATCAGACCGGGGGGGCTGCGCTCATGAGCGGCGATGAGCAAAGCGCGATGAAGCGCGAGATCAATGCGCAGCTCAACAAGCTGCGTGCTGAGCAACGGGAGCGCCTCGAGCGCCGGGCGCGGCGGCGCGCGGCGGCCGGCGGGCTGCTGATCGCGCTGCTCGTCGCGCTGCTCGCTGCGCTCGGCTTCGCGCTGTGGCGGCAGCCGCGGCTGCGTGATGCAGAGCAGTCATATGCGTGGACACCGGGCTGGTGGGCCGAGACTCATACCCTCGCGCAAGGCGGTTCGACTCCGCCCCGCGCAACCACGAACGGGATTCTGTGAACGAAGGGACCATCGCATGACAGTGGCAACGCTACTCATCATCATCGTGATCGTCGTGCTGCTACTCGGTGGCAGCCTCGGGCAAGAGCGCCTCGGGTATTGGAGCTGGTCGCCTGCGGCCGTGCTCCTCCTGGTGCTGCTCATCCTCTGGCTCACGGGGCGGCTGTCATGACCCCGGTCGAGCGCGAGGAGAGCTTCGTCTGCCCACACCTGCACGGCACGATCCGTCGCGGCGATTGTGCAGCGCGGCACCAGCGGTTCGGCAGTACGAAGTCGAGCATCGAGGGCATCACCGGGTGCTGCTGCCGGCGCTGCGACGTGGGTGCCGAGCACGCGCGCGATGCTCGGGTCGCGGATGTGCAGCTCGCGATGATCGTGCCCAAGCCAAGCGCGCGCAGGCGACGCCCACGGCTGTGTCTGGGCTGCGGAGGGCCCATCTTGGAGCCGCGCGTCTACCGCAGCGACCGGCTGCTGGATCTGCGCCGCCGAGTGTGCGGCCCCGCGTGCGCGCTCGCGGCCAGTGAATACAAGCGCCGCATGCAAGCAAATCAACTGCCCGAGTGGGCGCAACAGGAGATCAGGACATGACGACAGCAGCCGGAGCACTTATTGCGTTGGGCCTCGTGATCGCAGCCTGGGTGAGCAAGGCGCAGCAGCCGCCACCCATGGCGAACGTAGCGGGGTGGGTGATCGCGATCGTGGGCACGGTGCTGCTCTTGCTCGCCGCGTTCGCGGGGTTGGCGGTGCGATGAGCCGGCCGCCACCGATGACGCGCTACGTCAGTGAAGTGCTCGCGCGCGACGACACCATCGCGGCATCGACCGTGCTCGTGTCGTCGCTCAGCGTGAGCTTGCATGGCGGCCACGCGACGGTGCGCATCTGGTCGCGCGGCGGATACGCAGGTGCGCTGACGATCGACGCGGCCGATGCCGAGGCGCTGGTCCGGCAGCTCGGGTGCGTGCGCGAGCCCGGCGAGCCCGACCTCAAGGAGATGTGATTGATGACCTGGTTGCAGCTGCGAGATGAGATTGAAGCGGAGTTCCGGGAGCACACCCGGCGCGAAAACGAAGTCCGCGCGGCCGTGGCATGGCACGACGTCCACCAGCGGAGCAAGCGACGAGAATGGTTGCGAGCATGGCGTTGGCGCCAAGGCGAGCGCGGCCGGCAACGCGAGCGTGAGCGGGTGCGCGCGTACCACCGACGCAAGCGCGCAGAGCCCGGCTGGTCTGCTGGGCGCAACGCTCGCAAGCGCGCGCTGATCGCTGCCAAGCTGCGCTGCCCCAGCGAAGCCGAACGGCTACGGCAGCAGAAGCGCGCGAGCAACAAGTGCAGGTGGGCGAAGGTGAAAGCCGACCGCGCCGCGCACGAGAAGCGCCTGGCGCAGCAGCGGGTATTCAGGACGCGGCACAAGGCGAGGTTGGCGGCCCGGCGGCGCGCGCGGTTGCAGGAGCGGAAGGCCGCCGACCCCGTGTGGTTCGCTGCGTTCCAGGCGAAGCGTAGTGCGTGGAAGGCCGCGAACCGGGAATACCTGCGCCAGTACCAGCGCGACTACCGCGCCCGTGTGAAGGCGCGGCAGCAGCCACTCAGGAGGGCGGCATGAGCAGGCACGTCGATGAAATGCGAGCGCTGAGCAAGCGATACAAGGGCGACGCCCTGCATGCTTTGCTCGCCGCCTGCGGGCTGCGGTTCGAGGGTATGCCCCCGCCGCCGTTCGAGCACCCCTGCTACGTGCGCCCCACGACTCGCCCGCTCACCGAGGACGAGCAGGCCATGCTCGCCCAGGTCGACGCCGAGTTGCTGGCGCAGCGGCCGTGCCCGGTGCCAGTTCCCACGGCCGAGGAACGCTTCGCCGACCTCGTCGAGCGGTACGCCCACGAGTCGCCGGCCGCGCGCGCACGATCGCTGCTGCGAATCCGACGCGATCAGGTGCGCTACGGGTGCCGTCGGCTGCGCGCCGGGCATGAGTGGTCGTGGCAGCGGCCGCTCGCGGTGGTGCGGGCTGAGACAGCGACGACACTGCGACAGCTCGGGCACGCGGGCCTCGCACGGCGGGTCGAGGATGCGCGGCGAGCCAAGCCGGCGCCCCGGCAGCGTGGCTTGCAGATGGAGTTGGGGCCATGAAGCGCGTGCTGTACGGCTTGGATGCGTCGGACGAACGCAGGGCGATCACCCCTGTGCCCACCGAGCCGACGCTCTGCCGCGGCTGCGGCACAGTGCTTGAGCCGCTGCGGCGATTCGCCGGGCTCTGTCGCGGCTGCGTTCTGCAATGGGGGCAGTCGCACCGGTCACCCCGCCGTGCGCCGGCGCCGCTTGCGTCACTGCTGCGCGAGCTCAGCCGCACCACGCGAACGCGGCCCGATGGCCGCACTGAAGCCTACGTGCAGGTCGAGTGCGTATGCGGGCGGCGGCGCGTCCTGAAGTTGACGACCTGGCTGCACCATCAGCCGCACTGCTGCAATCGATGCCGGCTGCGCGATATCGATCTGCGCGGGTTCGAGGCGGAACATGCCCGCTAGAAAACGAGGGCTAACCCCCAAGCAGAAGCGCTTCGTGCTCGAGTATCTGCGCGACATGAACGGCGCCGCGGCGGCCATCCGCGCCGGGTTCAGCCAGCGTACAGCCAGGGAGACCGCGTATCAGCTGCTTCGAAAGCCGCACGTTCAGCAGGAGCTCAGCAAGCGCATGACCGATGTCGCCACGCGGCTCGAGATGCGGATCGACGACGTCGTGCGCGAGTACGTGAAGATCGCCCGCGCGAACATCACCGACTTCCTGAGCTTCGGCCCGGACGGGGTGGACCTCAAGTCGTCGTCGGAGCGCACGCCCGAGCAGCTCGCGGCGATCGCCGAGGTGCGAATGTTCGCCGGCAGCGACGGCAAGAAGTCCGTGGCGCTCAAGCTGCACAGCAAGACCGACGCCCTCCTGGCGCTCGGCAGGCACCTTGGAATGTTCGTCGAGCGACATGACCTGCGCGTCGAGGGCAAGGCCGAGGTGCGCTTCTACCTGCCGGACAATGGACGCCGCCCAGGTCAATAAGCCCGCGCCGGCCGAGACGCCGGTCGAGATTCGGCCGCAGGACGGCTCGCAGGAGGCGTTCCTTGCCTCGCGGGCGGACATCGTCTTCTACGGCGGCGAAGCCGGCAGCGGGAAGACAGGCGGGCTCGTGCTCGAGGCCCTGCGCAATCACGACGTGCCGGGGTTTGGTGCCATCATCTTCCGCCGCACCTCGCCACAGCTCGAGGGCCCCGGCTCGCTCTGGGACCTCATGAGCGACTGGTATCCGCTGCTCGGCGCCCGGCTGACGCAGAACCCGCTGAAGGCAGTCTTTCCGAGCGGCGCCAGCGTGCGGCTCGATCACCTGCAGTACGACGCCGACAAGCTCAAGCACCAGGGCAAGGGCTATGGACTCATCGGCTTTGATGAGCTGCCGCACTTCCTCGAGTCGCAGTTCTGGTACATGTACAGCCGCAGTCGCAGCACTACGCGCGTCCGTGCCTATATCCGCGCGACCATGAACCCCACCGCGGACAGCTGGGTCAAGAAGCTGATCGCGTGGTATCTCGACGACCGCGGCGAGTTCATCCGCCCCGAGCGCTCGGGGGTCCTGCGCTACTTCTACCGCATCGACGATGAGCTTGCCTGGGGCGACAGCGAGGAAGAGCTGCGCGCGCGGCATCCGCAGATGCGCGATCGGCCGACCAGCTTCGCGTTCATCCTGGGACTGCTCGCGGACAACAAGATCCTGCTGGCCAAGGATCCCGGCTATCCAGCTCGCCTGATGGCCCTGCCGCGTGTTGAGCGCGAGCGGCTGCTCGGCAGCGGGCGAGGCGGCAACTGGCTCATTCGACCGGCGGCGGGCCTGTATTTTCAGCGCAGCTGGTTCCGGGTCATCCAGGCCGCGCCCACCGATTTCGTGGCCGTGGTCCGCGCGTGGGACAAGGCGGCTTCTCAGGTGACCCCCACCTCGCCGGATCCTGACTGGACACGCGGGGTGAAGATGGGCGTCACGCGCGCTGGGCGCTTTGTCGTGCTGCACGTCGAGTCGCTGCGCGGCTCGCCGCACCAGGTCGACCGCGCGATGCAGAACATCGCCAGGCAGGACGGCAGTAGCGTCAAGATCTGCATCTGGCAGGATCCGGGCGGGGCGGGCGTGGTGGACGTCGCGCACATCAAGAGCATCCTGGCTGGCTACTGGGTCGAGTCGGTTGTCGCCCGCGAGGACAAAGTCAGCTACGCCGGGCCGTTCTCAACCCAGGTCGAGGCCGGCAACGTCGACGTGCTGGTTGGCGCGTCGAACGAGGCGTTCTTCGCCGAGCTCGAGGGGTTCCCGGACGGAGCGCACGACGACATTGTGGATGCGTGCTCCCGAGCGTTCCTGGCCCTTCACAAGCCGGCCGTCCTCGCATACCAGAGCGCCATGGATGCGCTGCAGGCGGAGCTGCTGTCATGAAGGTGGTGGGGCGCCTGGACAGCTGGATCAACGCGCTGACGGGCCTTGGGGGCCTGCGCGACAAGCTCAGCTACCATCAGATCCTGCCCGGCGTGCGCCTCACCGACGGCGCGCTTGAGGCCCTCTACGACACCGACGACATCGCCGCCAAGATCGTCGACAAGCTGCCGCGCGACGCCACCCGCCGGGGCTTCACGCTGGAGTTCGAGGGCGACAGCGACGATGAGAGCGCCGCCGCGATGCGCGCGCTTTACGCGCAGCTCGAGGACCTGGCCGTGCTGCCCAAGCTGCGCGAGGCATGGATCTGGGCGCGGCTGTACGGGGCGGGCGCGGTGTACATCGGCGCCGACGATGGTCTGCTGCCCGCTGAGCCGTTGGCCGAGGACAAGATCGTAGAGGTGCGGTTTCTCAACGTGCTGAGGCGGCCGCAGTTAGAAGTGCGCAAGCGGTACAGCGACATCCACGGCCCGAAGTTCGGGCAGCCAGAACTGTACGCCGTGCGCCGCGCTGATGTCCGCAGAGACGCGGCGGCGGAGGTCCTCATCCACGAGTCGCGGTTGGTCTTCTTTCCAGGCGCCCTCACAGCGCGCAGCGAGCAGAGCGCCGGCGACTGGGACAACTCGGTGCTGCAGCGCCCGCACGATTGCCTCCGGCAAAGCGCGAGCAGCTGGCAGTCAGCCGCGCATCTCTTGACCGACGCAAGCCAGGCCGTGCTGAAGATCGACCACCTGTCTGAGATCATTGCGACCGGCGGCGAGGCACGGCTGCGGGCGCGCATGGAGATCATGGACATGGCGCGCTCGGTGTGCCGCGCGATCCTCGTCGACGCAGAGCGCGAGGAGTTCACCCGCGTCGCTACGAGCTTTAGCGGGCTGCCCGAGATGCTCGACCGCTTCATGATGCGCGACGCTGCGGCAGCCGAGATGCCGGTCGCGCTGCTCTACGGGCGTTCGGCTGCCGGCTTGAACGCCACCGGCGAGAGCGACACGCGCGGCTGGTACGACGTGGTCGAGGACGCGCAGAACGACGTGCTGCGGCCGCGGCTCGAGCGCGTGGTACGGGTCTTCATGCTCGCCAAGAGCGGGCCGACGCATGGTCAAGAGCCCGAGAACTGGAAGCTCGCGTTCAACTCGCTCTGGCAGCCCACCGGCAAGGAGCGGGCCGAGACGCGCAAGATCAACGGCGACACCATCGCCACCCTGGTCGATGCGCAGGTGATGCTACCCGAGGAGGGCGCGCTCGACCTGGCGCAATCGGGCGACTTCTCAACGATCGACGTCGAGGCGCGCCAGCAAGCGCTCGAGGTCGAGGCCGAGCTCGCGGCCGACCCTGAGGGCATCGACCCAGATACAGGGGCCGCCCCGGTTGCTGACGAACCTGCCGCCGCCGATCCCGCCGACCCCAAGGTGCAGGACACGGCGCTCAACGGCGCGCAGGTCACGTCGATGCTGGAGATCGTCACCGCGGTCGCATCGAACCAGATCCCGCGATCGACGGGTGTCCAGATGCTCATGCTGGCGTTTCAGATGTCCGCCGCCGAGGCCGAGAAGCTCATGGGCGAGACGGGCGCAGGCTTCACTCCAGCGGCCAAATCCGCGCTGCCGCCGCCGCCAGCCCTGCCGCCCACGTCTGCCGCGCCAGCGACTGAGCCCGCGCCGCCGGCGGAAAAGTAATGCGCGCGGTCGAGCGCGGGTGGCTGCAACTGGCCCTGATGGGCCGCCCAGCCAAACGACGCAAGCGCCCGGTGCCCCAGGCACGACAGCCGTCAGCGCCGCGCGTCGCGTACTTGCACGGCATCTTGCAGATGGTCGACGCGATGCACGCCCGCGTGCGGCAGGACCTGCTGCCGGCGTTGCGCCCCATCATCGAAGCGCACAACGCGCTGCGGCCTGACGCCATAGAGCTGCGCATCGACGCCACCGGCAGCCGCACCGCCGCCGAGATCGAGCGCATTCGCAAGGACCTCGAGCGCGTGATTCCCGTGCGCAGGATTGCGCTGCTGGCCGAGCAGAATGCCCTGCGCGTTGCCGAGCACAGCCGCAAGGAGCTCAACCGGCAGGTTCGCACGGTCGCCAGCATCGACGTGCACGCCGACCCGACTGTCCTTGCCGAGCACGTCGAGGCGTTCGTCGAGGACAACGTGCGCCTGGTGAAGTCGCTCCTGACCGGCGAACTCGACGACCTCAAGGGCATCGTCCTGCGTGGCGCGCGGGCCGGGCTTCGGTACGAGGATATCGCCGACGAGATCGTCGAGAAGTTCGGCGCCACCAAGCGCCGCGCTGCGCTCATCGCCCGCGATCAGGTGACATCTCTCAACGCCGAGCTCACCCGCATCCGCCAGCAGCAGGTCGGGATCGAGCAGTACACCTGGTCGACGGTCAAGGACGAGCGCGTGCGAAAGAGCCACCGAGCGCTCGAGGGGACTACGCAGCGCTGGGACGCGCCACCCACCGTCGACGGCGAGCGTGCGCACCCTGGCCAGCCGATCAACTGCCGGTGCCAAGCGATCCCGGACGTCGATGCTGTGCTCCGCGAGGCCGGGCTGCTCACTAGTACGACCGACCCCCCGCCCCCACCCAGCATGCCGCCGCGCCGGCCGTCGCTGGTGCCGCCCCCTGCGCCCGCGCGCCGGAGGAAGCGCCGCGCGGTGACGAGCTCGGGGTGAGGGTAGGCTGCGCACGACGCTTGACACCCCGAAAAGCCGCGCATACCAGCGGCTCGTGCGCGTCCATCGGTACGACGTAGCTGAGATCGGTAAGCCCGTGCGGACCCCGCAAGGGTTTCTCCGGGTGCCCGCATTCCTGACCCGGGCTGGCGTACTCGAGTACAAGCGCGCCGACGGGACCACCGTCCGTGAGCTGCGGCACCCCGACGAAGTGTTTCGGCCCGACTCGCTCGAGTCCCTATCGGCTGCGCCTCTCACCGATCTGCACCCTAAGGAGATGGTGAGCCCGAAGAACGTCCGCACGCTGCGGGTCGGGCACGTCGGCGAGGCAGTGCGGCAGGACGGCCATCGCGTCGCAGCGACAGTCACGATCGAGGACGAGCAGATGATCGCCCTGGTCGAGCGTGGCGATCGCCGCGAGATCAGCTGCGGCTATGCGTGCGCCATCGACGCGACACCGGGCGTGTGGGACGGCGAGCACTACGACGCGGTGCAGCGCGACATCGTGTACAACCACGCCGCACTCGGGCCGCGCAACTGGGGACGCGCGGGTAGCGAAGTGGCGCTGCGCCTGGACTCTGGCGACGCGATGACCGCGTCCGCCCTTGGTGCGCCGCCTGAGCGGCGGGACGACGGGCCCAGCAACCCGCCGGGAGGTGACGCGGAGATGACCGATCAGGTAACGATTCGAGTGGACGGGCTCGACGTCCAGGTGCCCAAGCAGTGGGCCCAGGTCATCGAGAAAGGGCTCAAGCAGCGCGACGATGCGCTCACTGAGCGCACCAAGGAGCGCGACACCGCGCAGGGTCGAGCGGATGCGGCCGAGAAGGAGGTCAAGGACCTCAAGGAAAAGCTCGCCGCGGCCGACGATCCCAAGCGCATCGACCAAGCTGTGACCGCGCGCGCCACGCTGGTCGAGCAAGCGCGCAAGGTGCTGCCCGCCGAGCACAAGTTCGACGGGCAGACGCCCCGCCAGATCCACGAGGCGGTGCTCACCAAGCTCGATGCCAAGCTCGATCTCAATGGCAAGAGCGACGAGTACGTGAGCGCGCGGTTCGATCACGCGATCGAGTCCGCCCCAGCGCACGCGAGCACCGGGCGCAACGATGCGCTCGATCGCTCGCGCGCGGCCACCACCTCGAACGGCACGCAGTCCACCCCCGCTGCTCGGCAAGACGCCTTCGTCCCCGACTGGCAAAAGCCGCTCGCCACGAGCAAGGACCGGCCCTGATGCAAACCTCATACGACTACGCGCAGCCGGTGGCGGTTCTCGGGTTAGTCACCGAGGACTTCACCAAATACACCGACACCGTGATTCCACAGGTCGCGGTCAAGGTCGGCAAGTTGCTCACCGCAGACAAGACCGCCGGCAAGGTCCGCAACGCAGCGACGTTGCCGGCCGCTGCGGGCGACATCACCAAGCCCGGAGCGATGGGCATCACGTTCCTGGATCCCACCCGCGAGGGCGGCGAAGACTTCCCGGCACTGCGGCCCATCGGAGTGATCCGGCGCGGCCGGGTCTGGGTGCTGGCTGAGTCCGCGGTCGCGCGCTGGACGCACCCGTTCGTGCGCTTCGCCGCCGGCGCCGGCGGGACTGAACTCGGCAGTTTCCGGGCCGACGCGGATACCGCCTCAGCGGCGGAGCTGACGCACGCCATCTTTCTCACCGATGCGACCGCGGGCACTCTCGTGCTGGTCGAGATCGACCTGTTCTAAGACGCGCGAAGGAGACCACCACCACCATGCTCGTGCAACGTCAAACACTGTCGCCCTACAACCGAGACCAGATCGCGGGCGAACTCAGCCGGCTCTCGAGCGAGCGCCTCGACGCGACCGAACTCGATCGCATCTACACAGCGATGATCGTGCACCGCGCCGAGCTCTACGGCGCCGATCGTCTCGACGCCAACGAGACCATGATCCTCGAGCACCAACTCGAGCAGATGCGCGCGCGGTCAGTCGACGTGCAGCGCCCCGAGTTCAAGGCACGCCGCCTGGTGCCCGTCACATCGGAGATCGATCCAGGCGCTGAATCCTGGGCGTACTCGGTCTGGGATCGCGCGGGCATGGCCAAGGTCATAGCGAACTACGCCGACGACATCCCCAAGGTCGCCACGTTCGCCAAGAAGTACACTCACACGATCGAGACCATCGCACTCGGTTATGAATGGAGCTGGCTGGACCTGCTCCGCACCGCTCGCGCAGGTGTCCCGCTGCGCGCCCGCAAGGCCGACGCAGTGCGCACGGGCTTCGAGCAGAAGATCGAAGAGATCGCAGCCATCGGCATCAAAGAGACCGGCCTCACGGGCTTGCTCAACAACGCCAACGTGCCGCAGATCAACGCAGCCCCGCCGGCCACGGGCAGCTCGACGGCCTGGGGCGGTGCCGACAAGAAGGCGCCCGAAGTCCTCGCCGACCTGCTCGCGATGGAGGACGCGATCATCAGCACCACCAAGGGCGTGCTCAGCGCCGACACGCTGGTGCTGCCGCTCGCGCAATACCGCTACATCACTCGGACGCCGCTCTACACTACTGCGCCCGCGGACCCCGGAGACACGATCCTCAAGGTATTTCTCGAGCAGTCCGAGACCGTGCGCAACGTGGACTGGTGGCACTTCGCCGCCACCGCCGACGGCGGCAACCCGCGCGCGGTCATGTACCCGCGCAATCCGTCGGTGGTGCACCTCGAGATCCCGCAAGAGCAACAGGAGCTCCCGCCGCAGAGCAAGAACCTATCGTTCGAGGTCAACTCGGTGGGGCGCATCGGCGGCGTGGCGTTCGAGTACCCGCTCGGCGCCGTCTACATGGATGGAATCTGATCATGGCGAACCAAGTCACCATCAAAAACAAGACCGCGCACGTGAAGCAGCTGCTGTTCGGCAACGGACAGGTCATCACCGTTCCGCCCACTGCGGAAGGCACTCCCGGCCTCGCTGTGACATTCGACAGCGACGAGGAGCACAAGCGGTTTCAAGCCGCGCTCGGCAGCGCGGTCGTGAAGCGGTGGATCGAGCGCAAGGAGATCGAGGTCGAGGGCGGCACCGCAACCGAAGCGCCATCGCCGACGCAGCCGCCGCCGACGCCCCCCGTGCCGAGCCCAGCAGAAGCCACGTCGAGCCGGCACTTCGGCCGTCGGGGCGACAGGGAGTAAACGAAGGTGGCCGTGACCGTCGAACAGATCAAGACAGAGTTCCCGGAGTTCGCGAACACGAGCGACGTGATCATCTCCGCCAAGATCTCCGACGCGTCTGGGCAACTCTACCCAAGCGGGTGGGGAGCCAGCTACGACCAAGCGGTGAAGTACCAAGCCTGTCATCTGATCGCGTGCTCGCCCGGCGGCGAGTTCGCGCGCCTCGATCCGAACAAAGAGCCCGACGGCGCGACCACGCTATACGAGCGCCGCTACAACGAACTGCAGCAGTCCGTCGTCGGAGCCATGGTCGTGTGATGAGCGGCGCGACCCTCAAAGTTACCGACAGGGACGCGGGCTGGGACGCCCTCAAAGACCGCGTGCTCAAGCTATCGGCGCCCGGCGCGTTCACTCTCGTGGGCGTGCAGGGGCAGCAAGCCGCGGCCGCGCATCGCGAAGCCGCGCCCATGACCGTGGCCGATCTTGCGGTGGTGCACGAGTTCGGCGCTGTGATCCGGACGTCCCGCGGCAAGGAGATCGTGATTCCACAGCGCAGCTTCATCCGCGCCACCATCGACGAGCACGCCCCCAAGCTGCAGCGCACCGCGTCGGCGCTGGGGCAGGGCGTGCTGATCGGCAAGTTCCAGACGCGCCAGGCGCTCGAGCTGCTCGGCCAGCAGGGCGTGGGGCTCATCCAGCAGCGGATCGCCGATGGGATCCCGCCGCCCAATGCGGACTCGACCATCGCGCGCAAGAAGTCGAGCACACCGCTCGTCGATACCGGGCAGCTGCGCGGTTCGATCACCCATCGCGTCGAGGGCGGCTGATGGATTGGCAGCTCTTACACGACGGCCTTCGGCAATGGTTCGCAGACGTCAGCGGCGTCGCGCTCACTGAGATCGCGTGGCAAGGCGACCCCGTGGGTATGCGCAGCTACCCCTGGGCCGAGCTCGCGCTGCTCGGGCAATCGGCCGAGCCCGGCACCGACGAGGTGCGCGCCACCGCTCTGGGCCAGGACCTTGCGATCGAGGTGGTGGGCAACCGCCGCCTGACGCTCAGCTGCAAGATCGTCTCGCGTGACCAGCGCCCAGCCTACCGCGCATATGCGCTGCTCGAGCAGGTGCGAGGGCGGCTGTACTTCCCGTCATCGCAAGCGACGTTCCGCAGTCTCGGCGTGGGGCTGCGCGAGAGCCTTGCGCTCGTCGACCTCGGCCGCACGCATGATCAGCGCGAAGAGTCGGTAGCGGCGCTCGACGTCGCGTTCAACTGGGTGAGCGCGCAGACTGACGCGCCCGTCGGGACGATCGAGCGCGCAGTGGTGGGCGGCACCGTGCAGCGCGACCCCGCCGACGCCGACCCCATCATCATCACCGACCATGCCATTCCCTAGGAGGCGCACGTCATGAGCAGCGTGTCGGAAGTCGTTACCGTAACCATCGAGATCAAGGATGCCGCTGTCTCGCAGGCAGGCTTCGGCACCCCGCTCATCGCCGGCCACCATACCTACTGGCCCGAGCTCGTGCGGACGTTCTCCGACGCCGACGAGATGACGCTCGCGCCGCTGAGCATGCCGACCACCCATCCGATCTACCGCACCGCGCTTGCGCTCAAGTCGCAGAACCCGTGCCCGCCGCAGTTCAAGGTCGGCAAGTGCGCGGGCGTCACCCAGCAGACGGTCGCCCTCACGCCGAGCACGCCGGTCAGCGGCGAGGTGTTCTCGCTCGAGGTCGACGGCGTGGCCGTGAGCGTCACTGCGAGCGAGACCCCCACCATCGCCGAGATCACCGCCTCGCTGGCCATCGAGATCAATGATGTTCCAAACGTGACTGCGACAGCCGGCGCGACCACCGTCACTGTGGTGAGCGACGTGGCGACCGAGTCACATCGCTTCGAGAACCTTTCGCCGAACCTCACCTTCAAGGACAACACCCCCGACTCGACGCCGGGGATCGCCACCGACCTCGCGGCCATCCGCGCCTATGACGCGGACTGGTATGGGCTGCTCCTGGATGACAGCAGCGACGCGGTGATCACGGCCGCCGCCGCGTGGGCCGAGGCCCAGACCGTGATCCTGTTCGTCAATCCGAGCGACTCCGAGATCAAGAGCGGCTCGGTCACCGACGACGTCGGCAGCGACCTGCAGACCGCCGGCTACAACCGAACCGTGACGCTCTTCCACGGCAAGCCCGCGCAGTGCGCTGCGGCCGCGTGGGCAGGGCGCATGCTGCCCAAGGCACCGGGCTCTGCGACGTGGGCCAACAAGAGCCTCGCCGGCGTGGACAAGTCGCCGCTCAGCGACAGCGATCGCGGCGTGCTCAGGGGCAAGAACGTCAACTACTATGTGGACGTGAAGGGGATCGGCTTCACGCTCGACGGCCGCGCTGCATCGGGCCGGTACATCGACATCACGCACGGAATCGACTGGTTCGACGCGCGCGTGAGCGAGCGCATCGTGGCATTGCTCGCCAACAACGATAAGGTCGCCTACACCGACAAGGGCATCGAGCTCGTGCGCGCCCAAGTGCTCGGGCAGATCCTCGAGGGCATCAGCGCGACGCTGATCGACGGCGATGCGCCCTACTCGGTGACCGTTCCGAAGGTCGCCGATATCAACCCCAACGATCGCACCGGGCGCGTCTTGCCCGACGTCAAGTTCAGCTTCGTGCTGCAGGGCGCGGTGCACAAGGTGCTCATCTACGGGACCGTCCGCACGGCTTTGTAGGGGGAGGTTGCTATGGGATTCAAGGACTGGAACATCAACGACCTCGCCATCAGCCTCAATGCGATCCCGCTCGACGACGGCGGCTATGCCGATGACGAGGTGTTTAGCCTCGAGTGGGACGATGCTCAGTTCCTCGACTTCACCGGCGCCGACGGCGAGGTCTCGCGGTACGCCACCAACAACTTCAAGGCGTTCGTTACGCTGCGCTACGCCAACACCGCCAACGCCAACGATCGCCTGAGCTCGATGCTGCAGGCCGATCTCAGCTTGCCCAACGGCGCCGGCGCCGGCGTGTTCAATGCGCGCGACAAAGAGGGGCGCCTTGTGGTGCTCTCGGAGCGCGCATGGATCACGGGCTTCCCTGCCTACAAAGCAGGCAAGGCGGTGCAGGTCCTCGAGTGGAAGATCCGGCTCGCCGACGCGCGTGGCAGCTTCTTCGGCGGGCGGTAGCCGCATGGCGATCGAAGCCCGCGAGAAGCGCATCGGCGAGCACACGTACCGCGTGACGCAGTTCGGCGCCAAGCAGGGGCGGGGCTTACTGGTCCGCTTGCTCAAGCTGGCCGGCCCGAGTCTCGGCGCCACACTCAGCAGCCTCGCGCAGGGTCAGCACAAGGAGGTCGAGGCGGCGCTGGCAGCAGGGCTGAGTCAGGGACTCTACGAACTGGCAGAGCGCCTGAACGAGGCGGAGGTGGGCGCGGTACTGGACGACTTCGCCAAGCAGACCGTTGTCGTAATCGGTGATCGGGAGCCGCGCCTGTCCGACGTGTTCGACGTGCACTTCGCGGGCAGGTACGACGAGATGCTGCTCTGGGCGAGGTTCTGTCTTGAGGTGAACTACGCCAGTTTTTTCGTCGGATCGAACGGCGGCCCCGGCCTGATCGGTCGGATCCAGAGCGTGCTGTCAGCATCGCCGTCCCCGAGCGCGTCGACTGGGACATCCACCGCGTCGCCACCAGCACGAGGTACCATTCCGGCCTCGTAGAAATCCAAACCGCCTGGTCGCTCGACGACCTGTATGAGGCCCACGACGTGCTGGACATGTACGAAGATCTCGAGCACCTGGCCGCGCGGAGTCGGTCGTGACTGTGCTGCGCGAGATCGTCGCGCGCCTTGGCTTCGAGGTCGACAAGACCGGGTTCCAAGCCGCCGAGCGCGGGATCGCGCAGGTGCAGGGGCAGCTCGCCGCGACAAGCAAGAAGCTCGGCGTCGTCGGCACGGCGGCGACAGCCGCAGGCGGTCGGGTGGCCAGTGCGGGCAGCAGGTTCGCCGCGACGGGCAAAGCAGCGGCTGGCAGCCGGGCGGGTATGGCGGTCGCCGCGACCGGGGCCTCAGCGTTCGGCGGTGCGCTCGGCAAGCTGATCGCGGCTGCGGGCATCACGCAGACCCTTCGATCGATCGTCCAGCTTGCGTCCGATGCGAACGAGACGGGCAACGTCCTCGAGCAGGTGTTCGGTGCGGAGGGCGCTGGCCAGGTCAAGAGCTGGTCGCAGGCGGCCTCATCGAACCTGGGGCGCTCGCGCTTTCAGCTGCAGGAGTTCGCCGGCGGGCTCGGCGCGATCCTCGACCCGATGGTGCAGAACAAAGCCAAGGCGCAAGCGATGAGCACGACGCTCGCCACGCTTGCCGTGGACCTCGGGAGCTTCTTCAACGCGACCGATCAGGATGCACTCGTCGCGCTGCGCGCTGGTATCTCGGGCGAGGCGGAACCCCTCAAGCGCTTCGGCGTCGTGATGCAGGACGCGACGCTGCAGGAGTACGCGCACACCCAGGGCATTCGCAAGAAGCTCGCCGCGATGAGCGTCGCCGAGAAGACCGAGCTGCGTTATCAGTTCATCCTCGCGCGCACCAAGTCCGCGCAGGGCGACGCGGCCCGCACCGCTGGCGGCTTTGCCAACTCGAGCAAGGCGCTCAAGGGGGCATTGCGCGATCTCGGTACCGAGATGGGCATGGCGGTCATGCCCACGCTCGAGCGCATTGTGGCGGGCGCATCCAAAGCGGTGGCGGCGTTCAAGGATTGGACGGCAGGCACCTCTGTACTCCAGAGTGCCATGGTGGTCCTCGGTGGCGTTGCCGTTGCGCTCGGAGTGCAGATGCTCGCCCCCTTCATCCTGCCGGCGGCCGCGGCGGTGGCGCTGATTCTGATCGTCGATGAGCTCTTCAACCTGTTCACGGGCGGCAAGAGCGTCATCGGCGACTACATCGAAGCGGTCGGTGGCCTCGGCACTGTCGACGAGTTGATCCGAAACCACGCGGCGGGCGTCGACATACTGGCCGAATCATGGCGCAACCTTTGGGCAGACGCGGACACGGCAAAGCTGCAAGAGCAGATCGGGTGGTTCGGTGAACTCGAGCTCATGGGCGAGCGCTTGTACAACCTCTATGCCCGCCTCGGCACCGCGATCGCCGACTTCTTTTACAACCTGCCCGGCATCGGCGGCGCAGCGACCGGCAAGCAGCGAGTGCTGTTTTCGAGCGAGCGCGCTGCCGGTCGGGGCGTCGGCGCGGGACTGATGACTCCCGAGCAGGCGCGTCAGCAGGGCCTCAAGGAAAAGGCTGCGGACATCAGCGCCGAGCGCGAGGCGAGCAAGCCAGGTCGTGCGCTCGGGCGAGGGGTCAACGCCGCGGTAGAGGAGATCCGATCCGGGCGAGCGTCACCCACCGCGGTCGGCGGCCCGCCAACGGTGAGCGCCCCCGCCGCACCGAGCGGCACGCCGCCCGTGGTCGTGCAGTCGGGCAACACGACCGTCACCGTCAACGTGAACGGCGGCAACCCCGCCGAGGTCCGCCGCGCTGTGCTCGACGCCCTGGCAGCCGAGCGCCGCAAGAGCAACGCCGCGCTATCGCGCCCCGGGAGTGGCTGAGGTGGCGAACCGGCACGTCGAGATCGGCGACATCTGGATCGATGTCTCGGTCCGGGAGGGCCATGCCCTGACGGCCGAAGTGACTGAGCATCCTGTCGAGGCCGGCGCGGACGTGGCCGATCACATCCGGCCCATGCCCGCCACCATCGACATCGACGGCGTGGTCACCAACCACCCTATCGAGGAGCCCAAGTCGCACGCCGGTACATCGCGCAAAGATCCGAGCCCCATCGAGATCGAGGGCGAACCGTCGCTTGGTGCGATCGGGTTGGTGCCGGGCGCCCACCAAGCAGCCGCGTTGCTCGGCGCGCTCAAGCTCGACGTGCGCAGCAAGCGCGTGTTCTCGGCCAGCGTCCTGCACTTCACCGAGCCCTTTGATCGGGTGAGCGCCGTGCACGCCGCGCTGGTGTCGATCTTCGAGCGCCGCGCCCTGGTCACCGTCGTGACGGGCCTCATGACCTACCAGAACGTGGCGCTGACCGGCCTGCACATCGAGCGCACGAGCGAAGCGGGGCAGGGGCGTCTGAACTTCTCGGCATCCGGGCGGGTGCTGCGCATCGTCAGCAGCCAGACGGCCAAGCTACCTGACCCGGTGGACGCGCGCGCCAAGCCACGCAAGTCGCGGGGCAAGCAGCCGACCCAACCGGTCAGCCCACCGCCGGCGGGCCTGGTCGCACCCGGCGACACCGACAAGCAGAGCCTGCTCTCGAAGCTCGGCACGATTACGAAGGACGACATCAAGAAGCTGATCGGGCTGTGACCATGGGCATACGACTCATCCCCACCGAGGTGTACCCCGACGCGACGCAGCAGTCGGAGCTCGACGGCGTCACCTACACCTTTCGCTTCCGGTGGAACGAGCGCGGCGTCTGCTGGCACATGGATCTCTCCACGCTCGACGGCACGCCTATAGCGATGGGCGTGCGCCTGGTGACGCGCTTCCCGCTCCTCCGCCGCAACCTGCACCCCGAGCGGCCGCCGGGTGAGCTGTATCTCCTGGACGGCCAGGCACGCGACGGCAACGCGACATTCGACGAGTTCGGCACGCGGTACTGCCTGCACTACATCGAGGCGCGGTCATGACGGTGCTCTTTGACCGCAAGGTGCGCGTGCAGGTCGACGAGTACGTGATCGAGGAGCTCGACGTGGCGTTCGAGATCACCAAGTCGCTGTCGGCCAAGACGCCCAACAGCGCCGAGATGCGCATCTGGAACCTCAACGCCGAGCACCGCAAGCGCTTGCAGGAGCTCGAGACGGTGTACGTGTCACTTGAGGCTGGCTACGTCGGCGGCACCTCGCTGCTCTTTCGCGGCGACCTGCGTGACGTGATCAGCACGCGCGAGGGCACCGACTGGGTCACCACGATCACCAGCGACAGCGGCCGCCGCGCCCGCAAGCGCCGCATCCTCAAGAGCTTTGCCCCGGGCGCCACGGTTGAAAACGTGCTCAACGCGGCCGCCAAGGCGATGGGCGTGCGCCTCGGTAACACTGCTGCCAAGACCGTCAGCGCCAAGATCCAGGGCACGCAGGCCTCGAAGTTTTTCAACGGCTATGCGCTGGCCGGCGCCATCGAGGGGGAGCTCGACCGCCTGGCCCGCAGCTGCGGCCTCGAGTGGTCGATCCAGGACGACGAGCTGCAGTTCCTCGACCAGGGCATGCCGCTCCAAGAGCTGGGCATCGAGCTCAGTCCCGACACCGGGCTTATCGGCTCGCCCGAGCCCGGCAACAAGGCGATCACCGAGGCGCGCTGCCTGATGATCCCGGACCTTTTCCCCGGCCGTCGCATTCGGATCACGAGCGAGCACGTCACCGGGATCTATCGCGCCGAGACCACCAAGCATGTGGGCGACACCGCCGGCCATGACTGGTATGTGGATCTCGAACTGCGCAACGAGGAGCGCAAGCGATGAGTGTCACCCCCTCGGACCTGGACATTCAGCGCGCGGCGATGCAGGCCGAGCTCGGCGACGTCCATACCGCCATGCCGGCCGAGGTGCTCCGCGTGCACGCCGGCGAGCACGGGCGGCAGTTCATCGACGTGCAACCGAGCCTGCAGCGGCGCGCCCCCAACGAGGATGGCGTCCTGGTCGACGAGACGCTGCCGGTGGTTCCCATGGTGCCGGTGGGCTACATGCAGGGCGGCGGGTTCTTCGTGAGCATGCCGCTCGCCGTTGGCGACTTCGTGCTGCTGGTGTTCGCCGAACGCTCGCTCGATCAATGGCTCCAGACCGCGCGCAAGGGCAGCCAGCGGGCGATCATCCCGGGCGACATGGGAACACACAGCCTCGAGGGCGCGGTGGCTCTGCCGTGCGGGCCAGCCCCGCGCTCGGCGTTGTTGGAAGGCGTGCACGCGCAGAACCTCGTGATCGGCGTGACGGGCGCCACCGCCGCCAAGCAGATCCACATCACCCCGGCCGGCGCGGTGCTGATCGGCGGCGACCTCGCGCTCGAGCCGATGGTGCTTGGTGCCGCGCTCAAAACCTGGCTCAGCGCCATGACGGTGCCCACTGCCATGGGGCCATCGGGCACCCCGATCAACGCGCCCAACCTCACGACGATCCTGTCGTCGCTTCACAAGCTGAAATGACCCTCAACAAGGCAACGCTCAAGTCCGACCTGGAGGACATCGCCAAGAACCCGCCGGCGACCACGGCCTTGTGCGCCGCGGCATGGGCCGATGCGGTGGGTGGGTACGTCACAGCCCTTACACCACCGCCCACGCCGGCCTCGATCACGGCTGCCACCGCGGCGCTCGAGACAGCGCTGCTCTCAGCGTTCGGCACCGCCGCGGCCGCGCCACCGATGGAAGCCGCGTTCACGACCCTCGGCGCGGCGCTCGGTACGGGGATGGCGCCGGCGTTCATAGCCACACCACCGCCGGGTCCGGTCGGGTTTGCCACGCTGTTCGCCCCGCCATTTCCGACGACGCACTCGGCCGCCGCCCAGGCCATGGCCGACGCGATCCACACCTGGACGACGACCGGCACAGCCGCCCCGCCCGCGGCCGGGACGGCTGTCCCCTGGGCATAAGTTGCAGCGCTTGACCCCGTCTCGGTCCCCGCATACCAGCGCCTCGTGTCGGACCTGGCGCTTGACCCCGCGACTGGTGACCTGGACCTGCAGGGCGGCAGCGCGCGCCTGTGTGTAGGTGCCGAAGCGGTGGCGCAGCTCTGGGCGTTTCACATCACCATGTTCCGCGGCGAGTGGTTTCAGGACCGCTCGCTCGGCATCGACTACCAGCACGACATCCTCGAGAAGGGCGTCAACCCCGCGGTGGTGCGCGCGATCTTCGCGACTGCAACGCGCGCGGTGCCAGGCGTCGCCGACGTGCGCGACATGCGTCTGAGCCTGGACCGCACCACTCGCACATTGACGGTCCAGGCAGAGGCCCTGCTCAGCAGCGGGGAAGAGGCATCGCTGGGTCTGTCAGAGACGATCGGGGGATCGCAATGAGCTTCGGTCTCACCCCCGACGGGTTCGTTCCCAAGAGCCTCGAGGACGTGCTCAACGATGTAGTGACTCGCCAGCGGGCAGATCTCGGACCCGACATCGACACGAGCCCCTTCAGCGTGCTCGGCCAACTCAACGGCGTCTTCGCAAGCAAGCTTGTTGAACTCTGGGAGGCTGGCCAGGAACTCTACGACGCGCTCGACCCGGACATGGCCAGTGGCGTGCAGCAAGACGCGCTCTACAGCCTGACCAACACGCTGCGGCACGACGCAAAGAAAAGCACGGTGACTGCCACCGTCAACCTCTCGGCAGCCACCACCATCGCTGCCGGTGACGCGGTCGCGAGCGTGCAGGGCAACCCGGTTGCGCGGTTCGTGAACGTCGAGCCCATGCTCAACCCGGGCGGTGCGCCCGCGAACGTGAGTGTGCTGTTCGAGGCCGAGGAGGTCGGGCCGGTCGTCGCGAACGCGACCACGCTCAACGTAATCGAGACGTTCATTGCCGGCTGGAACTCCATCACCAACGCCGAGGACGCAGCGCTCGGATCCTTCGTCGAGACCGATGCTGCTTACCGCATCCGGCGGCTCGTTGAGCTGGCGGCAGCGGGCGGCGGCACGGTGAACGGCATTCGCGCAGACTTGTCGCGCGTGCCTGACGTGGTGGCGGTCGCGGTACTCGAGAACGTGACGGATGTCACGACCGCGGATGGTCTGCCACCGCACTCGATCGAGGCGATCGTGCGGGGTGGTGATGCGCAGGCGATCGGCGAGAGCATCGCTACCAACAAGGTCGGCGGCATCCAGACGCACGGCACCGAGCCACCAGTCGAGGTGGTCGACGAGCAGGGCGAGACGTACGAGATCTATTTCAGCCGCCCCGATGAGGTCACAGTGTTCGTCGCGATCGACGTGGTGACCAGCGCCGCCGAGTATGTGGGCGACGAAGCGCTCGCCCTTGCGCTGCAAGCGGCCACCACCAATAAGGTCGATCCCGCGTATCTCGACGTGGGCACTGACGTGTACTCCGGCCAGATGGTGCGCGTCGCGCTACGGGTGCCAGGCGTGCTCAATGCCAGCGTCGGGTTATCGCTCACCGCCATCAGCGATCCCGGTGCGGGCGAGCCGTCGATCGCGATTGCGAGCCGGCAGTTGGCGATCGTTCTGCCGGCCAACATCGCCGTGGCGGAGTTCCCGTCGTGAACCTCATCCTGACGCACGAGGCCGATGCGGTCGCGCTTCTTACCGATCGGTACCGCCAGCCCAAGATCTCGGCCCTGCTCGCCGCGTGGACGGCCGAGGTGCAGGCGCTCGAGCTGGCCTATTGGGACTTGCTCACCAAGCGCTCGCCCGCGACCGCCGAGGGTGCTGTGCTCGACCTGCTCGGCAAGATCGTGGGGCAGCCGCGCGAGGGGCGCACTGACGAGCAGTATCGGGTGTGGATCTCTGCGCGCGTCCTCGTCAATCAAAGCTCGGGTCTGTCGCGGCAACTCATCGCGCTGGCCGCAAAGCTCTGCCAAGTGCCGATCCGCATCGAGGACCACTACCCGGCGGCATTCACGATCCACGCGATGGGGCCGGTGCTCGGCGCCGACGGCGTGGAGATCGCGCAGCTCATCGTGCTGGCCAAGGCGGCCGGCGTCCAAGCGTTCTTTCACTGGGTCGACTCGACCACGGCGTTCCGCTTCTCGGCCAGCGGAGAGTCTGTCTATGACAGCCCGCGCGGTTTCAGCAGGGGGCACCTTTCTGCGATCAGCGACGGCCGTGACATGGCGTACCCCCCAGAAACGCAAGATGTTGCTCCCGATGGGGCCTTGCTGGTGGTGCTCTGATGGAACTGAAACTCGACCAATGGGCGACAACGCCACCAGCCGGCTATCCAGGCACGATCCCGCCGCCGCCAGGCAAGCGAGCCGCGGGCTTCGCGAATGGCGAGGAGCCGCCGGCTGGCTACTTCAACCACGCATGGGACGCGCTCACCGACATGCAGAACGAACTCGCGAACCTGATCGCAGGCGCGGGGATGACGCCCGTTGAGTCCGACTTGACGCAGGTGAGCACTGCGATCGAGCGGATAAGCAGTCGCAGGGCGGAGCTCAGTGGAATCACGCAGTGGGTCGACCTCCGCGTCACTGGTGCTGCGAACACCACCCGATCGATCGACGCCGGCGCTGAGGCTGTCGTCGCGGTCGGCGGGTCACCGACGATGATTCATACGCTGACCAATACTGCGTTCGCGTGGGTGACGCCGTCAGCCGCTGCGAGCTACGCGGGTCAGTTCAACGACGTTCATTGGTCGCAGTTTCTACGGTTCATTGCGGTCGGCACTGTAGGGGAGATTCAGACGTCACTCGATGGTCTGGCATGGCTTCGCGCAGCGACAGGCGGGCCCGACCTCAACGGCGCATCGAGCGGCTTCGACTGCGCGGTCGTGGTCGGCAATGCCGGCGTGATCAAAGTCGGAACCGGGTTCGGCGACGTCGAGACATGGACCGCCGCGACATCAGCGTTTCCCAGCGAGTCGATGAACGCTGTCGCATGGTCTGAGACGCTGCAAAAGTTCTGCGCGGTCGGTACCAACGCGAAGATTCAATGCGGCGATTACACCGGCATGACTTGGGTTGCGGCGACCGCGGGGCCTGCTGGCACCGCTGCTCTCAAGGGGGTCATTTGGAGTGAGAAGCACCAGGTGTTCATCGCGTGGGACTTCGGTCAGGTTTTCACGTCGATCGACGGCATGACATGGCGCGGTCCTACAGCTGTGACGTACCCAGGCGGTTTTGATATTGCGAGCGTCGTCGCGCTCGATGAGCACCTCGCGGTGTTCAGCAGCCTCGATCATAACTATGTGCTGATGATGCGCGTCGCCGAACTCTACGCGCCGTCCCCGCAAGAGCGCTGGGTGCTGCTGAGTCCCATCAATGCGTCGACGCAGGATGACGACTACTTTGTCGACGTGCTGCACGTCTGGCCGGGCCCGCCGCCGGGGTTCTCGAGTGCACCGAAGTACTTGTTCAACGGCCGCCTGCTCGGCGTGACCAAGAATGGAAAGGTCCGCGCGACACACTATTTCGGGTGAGACTATGGCTGACCTCTATTACAAAGACCCGGTCGCAATCGCGCCATTGAAGATGAAGTCGCGGCAACTCGCCGAGGCCATCATCCCAGCCCACGACGTCGAGAAGCTGCCGGGCACGGTGGAGGCTGACATCGCCGCGAGCAAAGCCAGGCTCGATGCGATCAACGCCGCGCAGGGTGCGCCCGGTGCGATCTACGGCGGTACCAAGACAGTCACCACGCCCGGCACACGCGTGGTGCTCGGCGCAAGTCAGGCACTGACTGAGGGCGTTCAGCTGCGCGGCCTCGATACCAACGCGCAGGTCGTCTATGCGGGCAACGCGTCGGTAAGCTCCACGGGAAACGGGACGCGGCTGTCAGCGAAAGAGCCGCTGTTCATACGCTGCAACAACGTGAACCTCATCTACCTCGACGCGGCGGTCGCTGGTGAAGGTGTGACATGGATCGGTTGGTAGGGAGGAAACTATGTTCGTGATCATGGCGACCAATCCACCGCCCGAAGAACCATCACCCGAAGAACCGCCGCCGTGAGCTCGGCGACGCTGAGGCGGCCGGCTCCACAGCAGATGTGGCGACGTGCGGCACCGGGGCCAGCGGGCACGCTGCTGCTCGATCTGATCTCGGCCCCCGCGACCAACGCGTATTCGGTCTATCGCAAACTACGCAGCGGGTATGCAGGCTCAGCATTCCGCGTTCGCAGGAGTTCGGACAACGCAGAACAGGACATTGGCTTTGCCGGTGACTACGTCGACACCGCTGCCCTGCTTGCGTTCGTCGGGGCTGGGTCGGGGTACGTGGTCACGCTCTACGACCAAAGCGGGAACGGTCGCGAGCTGATTCAATCCACCCTGGCCAGCCAGCCCCGCATCGTCAATGCGGGCGTGCTCGACGCATTTCCGTCCGGGCGGATCGCCATGTCGTTTGACGGCACCGACGATCGACTGCAACGCAACGTCGCTGGCAACACGGCCGGGATGACTGGCAATCCCAACATCACAATGGGGTCGGCGTTTCAGATCACCAACACGGCAGTGTCATGTGTTCCCTGTGGCTTTGGGAATGCCCTGGCTGCAACAGGCACTACCTGTGTCCTTCATCGTTCGATCGCGTTTCCTGGATCCATCAAAAAACAGCACGGTAACACCGACCGAAACTGGACGCTAAACACAGCGGTTAACACTGCCGGGCACGCTTACGTCCTGCAGCATACCGCGGGTGGCAATGTTCACTCTGGTTCAGTGCGTCAAAACGGAGCGGCCCTGGTGCAAGGCGGTACAACAGGTTCTGTCGTGGCACTCAATCTGATTGACGACAGCCTCAATCTTGGTGCCAATGTGACCGGCAGCGTCATTATGACAGGTAAGCTCAACTGCTTCCTGCTATTCAATGCCGTCCTCGCTGGCGCCGACCTCACCGCACTCGAAACCGAGCTCGCGCTGCATACCACTGCCCCGGTCACGTATGCCCTGGACCAGATCTCAGTGCCGGCACTCTGCGCCGTCTCGAGCTGCCGCAAGCTGCGCAGTGCATACAGCGGCCCGTGCCTTCGCGTCCGGCGAAGTTCGGACAGCACCGAGCAGGACATAGGGTTTGCTGGCAACGTGCTCGACCAGGCGGCGCTGCTGGCGTTCGTGGGCGCGGGGTCGGGATACGTTGTCACGCTGTACGATCAGGGCCCGGCCGGTCGACATCTGACGCAGACTGACACCGCCAAGCAACCGCTCATCGTCAACGCGGGCGTGCTGGTGATCACTACGGGTACCGGCTCGCTCGGGGTTCCCACGATGAAGCTCGACACCGGGCGTGGTGTCGAGCGCGCGGATGCGTGCGGCATGACGGGCGCTCCGGCGCTGACGATGGCCACGCGCTTTCGATCGACGAACACCTCGGGCTCGCCGGTGTATTGCCGGATCGGATCTGCGGCGTCTGTAGCTAGCGCCGTCTGGCAGATCTTGCCTGCTGGCGCGTCCCCGAATCAGCTGTATCTCGGGTACGTGAATGGTCCATGTTTCAACGTCAACTTCTGGAATGACTTGAGATCCGACTATTACGTCGCGCGAGCCGCAGCTGGTGAAGCCAACCAGCTGCATGCCATGCGGGTCAGTGGCGTCGACTCCGGTCTGAACTCGGTTGCTGGCAATGGCGCTTTGCTGCTCGTGCTCACCGATGGCGTGACTGCGCTCGGTGGTACTGGTGCCTCCGGCGCGGCACCTTGCGTCGGTGATGCCAATGTCATGATGGTTTTCAACGCTGAACTTACGGGCGCCGATCTCACTGCGCTCGATGCCGAACTGCAGGCGCACCGATGAAGCTCGGCGCCACAGGCCCGGACGTCCGCGACTGGCAACGATGCCGGCTCGCACGCCGTAGAGGATCGATGCTGACCATCGGCACCACTGGAACCCAAACAACCGTGATTCGGAGATCTAACCATGCGTATCCCTTTCGTTCCCGTCATTGTTGCATGCGCGGCTCTGGCTGGCTGCGCGCATACGCCTCCAGTGCCGCTACGCCACAACACGCCAAGGCCCGGCGCACACTCGGGCATTCTCTGGACTGACGACATTCAGAACTCGTGCGGCGAGGCGCCCTATGGCTTCAGCCAGATTCAGTTGGAGCGTCCCATCGGCCAGTCGGTCGGCGGCAGCGACGAAGTCGACCTCTACCGGACCAACAACCCCGACGGCGGCGCAGGCTACGCGCTCAAGCACGTAGCCACCTTCGACAACGGCGGCTCTCGCTCGCAGGCCGGGATCTACAGCTTCGCGAACGCCGCTTTCGACCAACAGGTGCGCCGCGCCGAGGGCGTCTGGATCGCAGCCGAGTGGTACTTCCCTGCGGTCATCACCGCGAAGTCCGGCCTCGACAGCGCGCCCTGGGTCAACCTCTGGGACTTTCATTCGGTCGGCCCGAGTGAACGCTGGGACACGCAACCCGGCATCATGCTCGCCGAGGATGGCTCGATGAAGGTCAAGTTCAACTGGCGCGCTGAGAACCAGGACACCGCCTGGTCCAGCGTCCCGTTGCCCGTCGGCCGCTGGTTCGACGTGGAGATGCATTACGTCTGGAGCTCCTCGTGCGCCACCATCACGTTCTGGGTCGACGGGCAGGTCGTGCTCGAGCAGCAGGGCGTCAAGACCAAGGGCCAGAATCACAACTCTGTCGAGACCTACATGAAGTTCTATGGCTCGGCGAATAGCGGCACGGCTTGGACGCCCAGCCCCTCGGTCAAATACATGCGCAACGTGCGGATCGCCGGCCAGCGCATCTGGCACTAGCCAAGCGCAGCTGAACGTGTTCGGCGCGGCTCCGGCCGCTACGTCGAGCGCAGCGCCGTCTGCACCTGCATATCGAGCTCGGGCAAGGCCGCGGCCAGCCCCTGCAGGGCGGCGCGCTTGGCGTGGCCGATGGAGTTCGCGGGCCCGTCGAGGGTGCCGCCGAGGAACTCGACCTGCCAGCGCGTCGGGTAGGCGTGCAGTCGGGCGATCGGCATGGCGCGGTAGCAGACGTCCGCGGCGGCGTGGGTCGGGGTGACGTCGCGCCAGGTGATCACTTCGCGACCAGCGCGACCACGGCTGACAGCAGGTCCAACCCGGCGAGGATCCACAGCACGATCTTGGCGGCCGTCGTGACCTTCAGGCGCCGCTTGCCCGTCTCTCCGGTCATGCCCTGCGTCGTGGAGAGCGTCAGGCCGTGCTGGTCGAGGCAAAGCCGCCTCTCGATATCCTGGAAGTGCTCGCGAGCCGCCGTGTAGTACGAATGCGATTGCGCGACGACCTTGGCTCCAAGCAGGGCGACGGCAGCGCCTACGAAGTACGCGATCGCCACCAGCGCGCCCTTGTTGCCGAAGCTCGCCAGCGCGCCGAGCAGCGTCACGCTCAGCCCGATGTAGAACACCTGGCGCTGGACCCCGAGCGTCGTGTTCAGGTGGTACTCCTTCACCGCGATCTCGTAGAGCCGCCACAGATCCTCAGGCGAGGGGGGCGGCGGACGGGACAGGCTCACGGGGCGGGCCATTGCAAAATGGCCATACCTCAGGACGCCGCGAGGGCGCAACTCTACGGCGTTCCACCCGACAACCCTGGGCATGAACTGGCACGATCTGGAGCCCGGCCACGGCGTTCTGGAGCTGCCCGAGCGCCCCGGCCGCGATCGCCTGGAGCTCGAGCTGCACGTCTACTGGGGCGACGGCGGCGAGCCCACGCGGGCGGTGTGGCTCTGGTCGCAGACGGGCAGGGTGGCGGGATGGGCGGCGGCTGGGGAGGCGTAGTAGTTCCGGCTTCTCTTTGACCGGCGCCGGCGAGTTCAGATGGCCACGTCTCGCGGCTCACGCGCTGGTGCGGTAGGGTCCGCCGCCATGGCAAGCAACCGTCAGCCACCGCCCGCGCAGCTGCGACCGTCGCTGCCGGCAGACCCGCTCGGGGAAGCGCTCGCCCGCGTACTTGGCCCCATGCTCGAGCCCATGATCAAGCGCGTCATGATCGAGACGCTCGCGGAAGTCCAGGCTGCCGAACCTCCCGGGCGCAGGCTGCATGACGCGCGCGAGGTCGGGGTGGCGATCGATGCGTCACGGGCGACGGTGTACCGACTTGTCGAGGAGGGTCTCCCGTACGTGCTCGTCGGCGACACGCGCAAGTTCGATCTGGACGAGGTGCTGGCGTGGCTCAAGGCACGCACTGCGCAGGCCCGACGATGACAGACCCGTTGGGCGAAGCGCTCGCTCGCCTGCTTGCGCCGATCCTCAAGCCGCTACTCAAGCAGGCGGTCGCCGAGGCGCTCGCCGAGCACGTAGCGGGGGAACGAGCACAACCCGAGTACGTCGACTGCGCCACGATGGCGCAGCTCGTCGACTGCTCGCAGGCGCAGATCCATCGCCTTTGCCATGAGGGGCTACCTTTCGTTCGCCTCGGGGAGGTCAAGCGGTTTAGGCCCGCGGCGGTTTACGAGTGGCTCGAAGCGCGCACCGTCGAGCACCGTGGCAAGGGCTAGGCCCGCGGGGTCGAGGTGGCGTGAGCGGGTGTCACTTGCGACGTTTGGCTGCTCCGCCCACCAAGTGCGCGATGCTCTCCGGCGGCTCCGACGATGTCCGCGGCGCTTGCCTCTTTGGTGCGACCGGCTTGAGCCGTTGAAGCTGTAGCCACCGATCGAGCTCGCGCGCCTTGACGAGCGTGGCGTTGCCGACGCGCGAGACGTCGAGCTCGCCACGCTTGGCAGCGGCCCATACAAGCCGGTGGTTTACCGGAAAGTCATCGGCGCGCAGGTCAAGCCAGCGTTCCGGATCCCCGGCTGGCGTCGACAGCCGGGCGAGCACGGCGTCGAGCAGCTCCCGCAGCGTCATGTCGAACGGGTCTGGCATCGGCGTTTCAGCCGTAGCGCGGGTCAGTGGCGGGCAGCAAGGGGGACCGGCGGCCGCGCCCGTAGCGCCAGCCTGTCGGCCCCGCTCGCACCGCCCGACAGCACCGTCAGCTGAGACCGCGGGCCGCACGCCAGGACGTCGTCCAGGGCCGCGTAGACCGCGGCTCGATCGGCGTAGTCACGGCCGCCGTAGACGAGGACGGTGAAGCTCATCGGGCAACGTCCCCACGACGTCGCGCCAGCCATTGCCTGATGTCGTCGAGGGATGGTCCCTTGGCAACGGGCGCGTCGGTGACGCCGCACTTCGCGAGCCGCTTCATTGATGCTCGCGGGTGCCGGTACGGTTTCTGGTCGACCTCGGCAAGCGCGAGCGCAGCGAGGCGCGTCTTGCCCTTCACCAGGTTGGACACCATGCCGGCGGAGAGGCCGAACCGCTCAGCGAGCTCCGCTTGTGGATGGCCGCCTCGGTACTCCTGCACGACCGACTTGATCATGTCGTAGCCGAGCATCGGTTTGCCGAGGCGGCCCTTGCGTGAGGCGTCGACCATGTTGTCGGAACGAGAACCGGCGAACAGGTGATCGGGTCTCACGCAAGGTGGGTTGTCGCAGTGGTGGCACGCGTCTTCGTTACGTGCGAGCCGACGTCCGAGAGCATGCTCAAGAACGACGCGGTGCGGTGAGACCAACTGGCCGCCGAACTTCATTCGGCCGTGGCCTTTGCCACCTGTTGCGCCGGTCCACACGCGACATCCGCTCGGCTGATCGACACTGCGTCGGTGGATGCGTTCAATCAGCGCGAGCCACTCGGCGCTGCCGATTGCTGGCGGGTGCCGACCGGCACCCTCATCGGCACCCGCGCTCTTTCGATCATTGGAATCATGAGGGAATTTGGTGGAGGCGGCGGGAATCGAAGCTGAGGTTCGTTGACCAGTGTGTTGTGATTCTCGCATGTTGGCTACGTCTGGTGAATAAAAACTCACGTTCTGCGACCAGGTGATTTCGCGGGTTTAGCGATCAGCGGGAAAAACCGGATCGTGTCGAGTGCCCGGTCGGGAGCGCCACCACAACCGCCTTGGGCCGGGGCTCAGCGCTGGGCTTCGGAAGCCCCCACGTGACGCGCTCGACCTGTTGGCAGAGCGCTTGCCAATCCCACGACGTATAGGCGTCCAGGACCCTGTCCTCGACGCTCCAGTGGGTGAGTTTGCGGAGCATGGGATCGGGCACGCCAGCGGACCGTAGGGCGCTGATGAACGTTCTGCGGGCGTCGTGGAGACGCCGATGGCGGAGGCCCGCTGCGGGCAGGTCGTGGCGCTGCCACTGCTTGAAGATCTCGTTGTGCGAGCAGTGCACAAGGTCACGGTTCCGCCTACGCACCGACACGGTTGGGAAGAGCAAGTCGTCGGGTTTGGGTTTTGCGCCGTACAGCACCTCGTATTCGCTCGTGAGCCACCAATCGAGCCAGCGCTGAAGCTCTGGGTGGACCGGCACGTGTCGACGACGAGGGCTGTGGTGGCGTCCGGTCTTCGCGGCGGCAACGCTGAGGCATCGCAGCGGGCCCATCGTCCGATTGTAGTCACGCACCTTGAGGTAGACGACCTCGCGAAACCGAGAACCAGTTAGGAAATACGTCGCGTAGAGCACGCGGCGGAGCGAGACCATGTCGACGTTGAGGAGGGTGGAAATCTCCTCGAACTCGAAGAATGCCTCGTCGCGCCACTCCGGATTCTTGTCGATTGGCGGAGGGAGGTGATCGCGCTTCACGCTGAGCGGGATCGGCGGGTTGTCGATCAGCTCGTCCTCCACCGCCTCGATCATGATCGAGCGCATCGTGCTGTGGATGTTGCGAATCGTGCGCCCGCCGAGACCCTTGCTATTGATCTGCGTCTCGAACCCATCCTTGATGCGCTTGAATGTCAGCTCGCGGATCTCGAACTTGCCAAACACCGGGATGAGGTGATTCTCGACGTGGCCCCACTCGGTCTTGTTCGGCGGGCTCTCGCTGGCCCCGACGCCTCGGGCAGTGCGCTTGAGCACCACCGTTCGCGCGTATTCATCGAAACGCGCTCGGTTGTCGCGGCGCAGCTTCGGGTGGACCCACGTGCCAGCCTTGATCTGTCTTTTAAGTTCGACCTCGAACGCTGCCGTGGCCTTCTTGCCACCCTTGCCGGGCTCTCGGATCTCCTCGCCCTTGACCCAGTAGCGAACCCAAAGGTTCGGTTTGCGGCCGACCTTGCCCTTGTTCTTGTCGTATTGCTTCATTCACTTCACTCGGCGCAGACCGGGATCACGACCTCGAAACCAAGCCTCGACGGCGGCGAGTTCGAAGCGCAAGACCTTCCCGCGCATGATGTGCGGGCAGTCTTCCTCGCTGATCCAGTTCTGCACCGTGCTGCGGCTGATGCCGTAGTGCGTTGCGATCTCGTTGGCGTCGAGATAGCTCTTGCCCGGCTTTGGCGGCGACTGCGTGAGCTCGTCGCGCACCGCCTTCCGCACGAGTTCGGCAAGTTCCTCTGGACTGACTGCCACCAGCGTCTGTGCCATGAGTGCTCTCCCGTATCTGGCTGAACTGCTTCGCACTGCGCTACTCCTCGCTACCGTCCACCACTACCTGGCTGGGCTTCTCCGGCCGCCCAGCACAGAACTCGCAATCCGCGTCGTCGCACACGGACTCTAGCCACTCGTCGCACGCCGCACAGAAGTAGGCGTCGTGGCGTTCATTCCGACTGCAGAGCGCATTGCACCTGGCGCATCGTGGGGTGTGCCTCATGGCCCGACCTCGCGCTCCTGCTTGGCCCGCGTCTTCACGTCGCGCCGCCAGTCAACACCCAGTGTGAAGTAGCGCACTTGGTCGTTGGCCATCTCGAGTCCATTGGCCACGTTCGCGATCAGCCGGCCACGGCCGCGGCCCTCGGGCACCGCCGCGGTGAGCTCCTGCAGCGCGCGCTTGTACTTGCGAGCGAGCTTGCGCTGGGTGGCGCAGTCTGGGCAGGTTGTCGCTGGCTTGGCGGCGCTCATGGCCCGACCTCGCGCAGCGCTGCGTCCCGCGCGCGGTTCAGCACGACCATGCGCTCGAGACTCCCGGTCAGGTCGGGGTGCGCGTGCTTGGCGAGTGAGCGATAGAGCTGGTCGAGTTGCGCGCGATTGAGCACTGCGTCGCGCGACACGCAGAACACCTCGCGCCAGTCCGGTGCACCGTTGTCGCCGGCGTTCGCCGGGAGCGCTGCGAACCCCGTGAACGCGCGCTCGAGCAGCTGCGTCGCACCCGATCGCTCAATGGCGCGCAGCGCGTCGACCGTCAGACCGACCGCGCGGAGGTTGTCGCGGGTGGTGCGCCAGCAGTCGCAGGCCATCACGCGGGGCTGATTGTCCTGGGTCCAGTAGACAGCGATGCCGGGATCGGCGGGCTCCCCTTGGTTCGCGTACGGCAACCCGTCGCGCCGCAAGGCGATGTTGCTCGACACAATGACGTCGACCCCGCCGAGCAGCCGAACCGAGCGCAGCAGATGGTCTCGAGCGCGCGCGAACGAGACTTGAAAAGCCGATGCGCGTCGGTCGTCGCGGTGAGTGCGAGTCCACCCGACCGGCCACTGCAGCGGGTATGCGTCGACCGGGGTCATCGCCGCCGCTCCTTGCGATGCGAGTTCGCTTGGGGGCAGTTCGTGAAATGCGAGGTGTAGAGCTTCACGGCCGGGTGCGGCTGCACGACGCGCGCAACGCCGTCCTTGAGTTCGAGGTTGCCGCCGGCGATCGGCGCGGGGTTCAGCGGGATGGCCTTGCCGGTGGTGGTCTTCGCCCACAGGATCGGCTGCTTGCATGACGAGCAGGCGCTCATGGCTTCTCCTTGAGTCCGCGAAGGAGGCCGGACAGAAGCGCGCTTTCCGGTGTCGGTGGCCCATTCTCCGCAATCGACCCGAAGACTGGGTGCTTGCATCGAAACAGGCGCTCTACGCGCTCACGCGTCTCGTTGTCGTAGTACCCCGCGAAGTATCCGAGGTTCTGCCGCTCAATGTCTTCGGCTTTCTCGCGGTCGGTCCCGAAGCTCATCGTGTGTTGCACGCAAACGGCGAAGTACTCGTCAGCGTCGGCTTGCGTCGTGATCTCCATCGCCGGGCGGTACTTGTCACCGATGCTGATTTTGCTCGGAAGCGGCTTCATGGCTGCCCCCGATGCTTGTCGAGGATGCGGCTCAGCTCGACGGCGTCATGGGGCAGCTCGATCAGCGCGTCGGACATCCAGTCCTCGACATCGGCGATCAGCGTGGCCTTGCTGGCCCGCGCCTCGGTGAGCCGTTGCATCATCGCGTCCCACGCAAACTGCGTGTCGCGAATCGCGTTGAGGTCCGCCTCCAGCTCCTTGACGCGGGCTTCGGCCGCTTCGGCCCGCATCTGCATCAGCACGTAGTCAGCGCTTGCCTTCTGGGCGCGATCCTTCTCGTATTCCATGCGCTCACGCGTCACCCGGTGCGCTTCGATCTCCTCGGTGAGCTCGCGCGAGAGGTCGTCGATGTCACCCATGGCTGGGCTCCTCGCTTCTTTCCTGGCACGCCAATGCGTCGTTGCAGACGCCTGCCGAATAGAGCTCGGTATCTGTGGCGCCGCACCTCGAGCACGCCTTGGGCTCGTCCAGCAGGGCGCGGAGTGCGTCCTCGATAGCCGATCCAGCACTCAGTCTCTTGCGCACCTCGGCTATGCACTCCTCCACGGTCTCGCGGCGGACGGTGGCGATCAGCTCGGCGATGCCCTGGTCGTGGTAGAGGGCTCGCTCACGCGCCCAGCGCCGGGAGCGCTCCAAGTCCTTCGCCGAGTAGCTCATCGCGCCTCCTGCAGCTTGGGATCGCCGGCGGGAGTGTCTGCGCTCGCCCCAGACGGGTCCGTGTCTGTGTTGAGCAAAGCTGTGTTAGGGTTGCCGCCCGGAACGGGCGCAGACTCTTGCGCAGCAGGCAAGTAGATCGCCTCGCACTCGAGGCACTCGTAGGCGGCGTGCATGTCCCACACGTTCTCGCTGTTGGGGAGCAGCACCGAGCGGCGCCGCTGTTCGCACAGCGCGCTGCAGGCCGGGCACTTGGCGCGGTGGAAGGCGGGCAAGGGTTCGGTCATGCGGCGCCCTCCTGGTCGTCGGCGGCCGCGCCGTTGCTGCGCTTGCGTTTGTCACGGACGCCAGCCAGGCGCTCGCGGATTCGTTCGAGGTCCCGCAGCACCGAGCCGAGCGCCGCCTTGTCGGGGCCCGACAGCGCGCGGCCGTACAAATCCGCAGCGCAGTCCTTGACGTCCCATGCCGCGTCCTCGACGGCGCGCACTTCGGGGTTGTCGGTTGCGATTTTCACGGTGTCACCGTCTCCCGTTGGGGCTGCTTGGCGAGCCAGCTGTTGAAGTCGACCCACTGCTCGGCTTCGCGCTGGCGCATCCAGCCGAGCAGGTCGCCGAGGCAAGGGGGCTCGGTCCAGTACGCCGCGGCGAGCTTGAGGAGCAGCTCGCCGGCCGCGCGCGCGTCGTCCTCGGCCCGGTGGGCATTCGCGAGGGCCACGCCGTGGCGGGCGCACGCCGCGCTCAGCCGGTGGCGCCCAGCGCCGCGCACCCACCGATCCACGACGCGCACCAGCGGCAGGGCGTCGAGCCAGGGCCACGTCCAGTCCGCCAGCGCCGCGGGCGGCACGAACCACCTATCGTACGACGCGTTGTAAGCCGCCGGCTGGGCGCCGCCGAGGGCGTCCCGTGCGGCCGTGCTCGTGAAGAAGTCCGACACGCTCGGCATGCCGCGCACCTGGTCGTCAGTGATGCCGTGCACCTTCGTGGCCTCCGGCGGAATGGGGATGGCTGGGTCCAGGAGCGAGCCGCACTGCGCGACCAGGCGGCCCTGCTCGAAGCGCGCGATCCCCACCTCCACGGCGCGGTCGAGGCCCGGGCGCAAGCCAGTCGTCTCGAAGTCGATCACCGCAAACGGCACGGTGAGCCAGGGCGCGTAGTACGGCACCGGCTGGCTAGCGCCCACGCCTGGCTCCCGCTGCGTCGGCTGGCTTCTGCTCGGGCGGCTGGGTGTTGGCGCCGGCGGCGGGCGGTGCTGCCCCAGGCTGTTGCCCCGCTGCGGCTTGGTCGGCCGCGCGTTTGGCTTTCACCTCGTCGGCGTGACCCTTCACCGACCTGCGCAGTTGCTCGAAGCGCGAGTCGCCGTGGCCATCGGCGTCGCCGTCTTGATCGGCTTCGTTGCGGGCGCGTTTGACGTCGCCCCAGCTCGTGACGCCATCCTTGATGGCGAGGTAGAGGTCCCGGAGATCGCCAATCTCGGAGGGGCTGCAGCTCCCAAGTTCGTGGCCAACATACATCTTGAGCTCGTCCGGCGAGACGCCGAGCTCTGCGAACCCGTCGATCATGCGCTTGCGCGCGGCCTCGGGATCGGCGCGGATGCCCGCCTCCTTGGTGAAGATACACAGCTGCATGCACTCGTCGAGGATGTCCCCGGGGAGGAGCCGTAGACCGAGCGTCCGGATCGACTTGGAGATCTCCGCGTCCTGCTTGAGCTTGATCTGGGCCTCGGTCGCGGGGACGAGATACACGATGTCGCCGTAGCTGTTGGTACGCTGGCCTACGGGCTTCTGGCCTTTACGGAGCTTGCGCTGCTCGGCGACCTTCTCAAGCGAGATGTCGCGGCTGTAGGTGGAGTTGGTCTCGAGGTCGGTGACCGAGACGCGAATGATTCTCTTGTCGTCGTCGTCGTAGATTGTGGGGCTCTGGACATCGAGATTGCCCATGTTGCGGATCGCCGCTTCGGCGAATCGGATGGATGGGCCCTCAATGACCTTCTCGACCCAGTCGCCGTTGTCGTTCTGCTCTCGGCCTGCCGGGCGTCGGTAGCGGGCGACCTCGGCGAACCCGTAGCGCTTGCACTCTTTGAGAAGTCGCACGCGGACGGCATCCAGATCCCGCGGCCGATGCAGGGCCATCACGAAGCGCGCTTCGACCATGGCGCGGGCCTGCGTGGCAACTGCGCTGACTGCGGTCTCGCGCTGAGTGGAAAGCGCGGCGCTCTCGGAAAAGGGGTTGGCGTTGCCGGGTTGCTGCATCTGGTTGTACTCCGAATCGCGATCGACGACCTCAGCGGTGGCGCTGCTTGGCTCGTTGCTCATTTGGTCTCCTTGGTCCGCACGTCGATGACGCGCGTGGGTTGTCCTCTGTGTTTGTGCTCAACCATGTCCAGGAACGCGCCGCTCACGCCCGCGAGCACAGCGTGGTGCCGAAACTCCTTGGCTACTTCTTTCCAGCTGACGCTGCCCTGCTTCTCCGCCCACGTGACCTTGATGCCGTGCTCGGGGCTGACGAAGCCAAAGCCATCGCCGATCAGAGCGCACAGCCGCGCGCCGATCCGCTCCTTGTCCTTTTTGCAGCACCCTTCGCTCTGCCGGCAGCCGACGTACGCGCTGACGAGCTCGATGACCTCGGGCGTCGCCGCTAGCACCTTGTCGTTCGCGATGCGCGGGAATATGCGCCGCAGCGTTTCGCCATCGTCGCCCACCACCTCGGGCATGACGTCCGGCTCGATGTGCTTGCGCCAGAACTCGTCAGCGACGGTCTCGAGGGCGTCGAACATCTCGGCGTCGAACGGCACTTCGTACGTCGGCAGGTCCGTGCCGAGCATTGCAACGATGTGTGCCACCTCACCCTTGATGCCCAGCACTTTGCGGGCGATGCCGGTCTCCCACGTCACCTGCAGCGCAACGTCGGCCGGCACCGCTTCGGGCCCGTCCTGCGGATCCCCCCACAGGTCGCGCAGGGCGCGGGCGTTGAGCCCGACGCACTTGACCTGCACCGCGTGATTGCTGGCGACGATCGCGTCGGGCGTCGCCGCGAGGTGCTGCAAGAGTGGGTGTGTGAGCGTGCCCGGGTAAATGAGGTCGGACTCGGCGAGCCTCTGACGCTTGCTGTAGAGCGCGAGGATGGGGCGCTCGAAGTGGTCGCCGAACTCGGTCCACTCGTTGCCGCCGAACTTGGTGCGGCCCGTCTTCTCGGCCCAGACGTCCAGTTGCGTTTTGAAGCGGCTCTGTCCGACGACAGCTGCGATGTCGCTGCCGCCGATGTAGCTGCGGTGGTCGCGGGTCGGGCCAGTTGGGACTGAATGGGCAGTACTCACCATGGGAGATCTCCAACCTCGTTGAGAGGAGTTGCAGCAGCCGGCACGGCGGCCCGCAGCTTCGCGTACGCCTCCGCAGCGGTGGGGGCTTCGATGCGCGCGCAGCCGTTGTTGACGAAGCTGTAGCTGATGTCCCACGTGATGATGTCTCGAACACCCCATTCGTCATGCTGGTGCTGGACCTGCACGCCCACGAAGAACGTCTGACCGGGCAGCCAACCCGCGACCAGGGCGTGGAGCTCGGCGAAGGAGATCGAGCGCGCTGCTGCTTCCAGACGTGCGATCTCCCGCTCGCACGGCTCGTGCGGGTCAGCGGCGGGCTCGGACTCGCGCACGGGCTCGTCGGCTTTCCAGCTGTCGTAGTTCGGTAGGCTCATGGCTGGACCTCCTCTGGGTCGGAGACGGACGCCGGCGGCCGGGTGCACCAGGGGCACGGCAGTAAGTCCGGCACGCCGTCCTCGTCGGCGGAGCGCGGATCCACGACAGAGCCGGTATCGCGGCAGTCGGCGCAGCGCGGTGCGTCGTGGGGGCAGTAGATCACGGCGCGGGCCTCGTGATGGCGGGCTCAACCATCTCGGGACTGCACCGCCGGCAGTAGCCCTGATCGGCGGCGACGAGATACTCGGCATAGACGCTCGCGCGGGCGAGTTGCTCGCACACGGCGTTGTCGGTGCCGCGCTCATGCACGGACGTGCGGGTCCACAACGCGATCGCTGCGAAGATCTCAGCGTCGTACCGAGCGCGATCCTCGGGCGTCGTCATGAAGGAGTACCGACTGCAGCGCTTGCAGAAGGCTCTGCTCATGGCTCACGCCTTTCGTCGGCCGGCACCAAGCACCGCGGCCTCTCAAACGGTTGGCAGCCGTGCTCGGTGCAGGCCGAGCAGCGCAGCGGGCGCTCGCCCGAGCGGTCGATGGTGAGGGCGTCGCAGCAATCGCACGGGAAGCCGCCGTGAGCGCGGGGCTTGGCCTCGCCGGTGAAGGCCGTGGCGAGCAGCGCTCGCATCTGCTCCGAGCGGTAGGCTACGTCGGCGGGGGGGAGGGTGCGGAAGCGTGGCACGAACTAAGCGTAGCGTGCCTAGTTCTAGGCAGCAAGAGAGCACGTCGCAATATGCCTAACAAAAGTGCTCGACGCCGCCAGGCAGCCCACTCGGCGGCCGCAAAGGTGCGCTCAACCGGCCTGTTTCATCACGGGGCGCCTACCCCTGGTTGCGGCTAGCGGCTTGCGCAATGTGCTTGTCCGGAACGCCCGCAGGCTCGCTACCAGCTCGGTAAGGTCGCCGGCGGTGGGCGCGTAGCCATCTGGCCATTGAAACGTGAGCAGCGCCGTACGTAGCCACGCCGGCAGCGCCTTGGCGGCACTGGTTCGCAGGTAGGAGCGGGTCTTTTCAAGGCCGAGGTTGCGTGCCATGGCGTGTGCGGGAAACCTCACACGCTGATTCGCCCTTGCAAAGCCTGTGTTTTTCGCTACCCGCCGCTAGCCATGCGCTGCTGTCGGGAAGCGTGCTAGCTGCGCCCACGCTTACGCTTCTTGAGGCCCACCATAAAGCTGTGTAGCACCATGTAACTCTGGAGAGTTGGTTCGTACTCGTTGGCGACTGTAAGTCGGAAGGTGCGTATATTCTCGAGCGCACCTGGCGGCAGCGCTTCGAGTTCGTCGGGGTGCTTCTCTAGCCACGCTTCGTATTCGGCGAAGGCGGGATAGGTCACGACAGCGCTGCCAGCGGTGCCCTCGACGATGAACTCAGAGGAGACGCTGAAGAATTTGACGAGTTTGTCGCAGTTTTTCGGTGTCAGTTTGGCGCCGCGCTCCCACCGACTAATGGTCTGCGAGTTCACTCCAAGCTTGGCGGCGAGCTTCGCCTGTGTGAGCCCACGGGCCTCACGTAGAGCTGCGATCCGCTTGCCGCGCTCCGTGTCTTCAATGGCGAGAGACATTTCGCGTAGATACTGCACCAGGTGCGTATAACGTGTATAAACGCGGTATGCCTAGTCCAATGTGCGCAACGCATTGGACTGGCGGTCGCGGTGTTCCGCACTTGCAAACTCCGCGTGGTATGCCTAGACTTTCCAAGTTCAGTCCATGGACTCACGCCACACCCGCTTTCGGCATGCACGTCGTGTTCGCGGCCTCACGCAACGCGAGACGGCGAAGTCGTTCGATGTCGATCCGCAAACCATCAGCCGATGGGAGCGCGGTGAGTCGCCGCTGACGCTGCCGACACTAGAGGAGGCATCCAGACTCTTCGGTGTCGATCGTGTCTGGTTGGTTTTCGGCGAGGGTGAGCCGCCGCGCGCTGCACCGAGCGAAGTGCCGCCGCCTGACGATGATGATGATGATGATGAAGCCAACGCCTCATCCTGTGAGGGCGCAGCATGATCGCCACCGATCGGATCGCGCGCGCCGCCGGCGCTGAGCTTCGTCGCCTTCGCCTGGCGGCGGGCCTCTCGCAGGAGCACGTCGCGCTCGCCTGCGACTCGTACCGGGAAGTCATCAGCCGCATCGAGCGCGGCGCTCATGCGCCAAGCCTCGAGACGTGCGCGCTCTTTGCCCGAGCCTGCGGCGGCTCGCTGCGGGACGTGGCCGACGCTGTCGATAGGGAGCTCGCGCCTGGGCGCGTCGAGCAGCAAGGAGCCATCGCGACGAACTGATCTCGCTTACCGATGTCGACGCAGCAGTTGGGCGTCTCCTTGATCACTTGCGAACAGGAGGATGACGAATGCCAAGCGACGATATCGAAGTGCGGGAGCTGTCGTGCACGCTCACCGAGAGTGAGCTGCTTGCACGCGGTGAGGCGATGGCCGACGCCGAGTTGCGGATCGAGGAGCTCGAGCTCGAGCGCAGTGGGGTCAGCGAGAGCATCAAGCACCAGCGGGAGCTACGCCGCAAGCTCGCCGGCGTGATCGACAGCGGCACCGAGAAGC